ATGAAACATATTGGCCCTGTGCTGCTTGTCGTTGCAGCTCTCGCGGGATGTAATTCGAAGCAGGACAACACTAATTCGCAAACCACAACGGCCGCACCTGCCGCGGCCAGTGACACGGCCCCGGCCTCTCAGGTTTCTCCGACGCAAACGACCACCACTGCCCCGCCCGCGCCTCGGCACAATTACGCCATCAATCAGGACGGGACTTATGGTTACGAGCCGGGCCTAAGCGAAGATGATATTCGTGCCGGAAAGACGGCCAAGCCTTTGGTCATGATGCGATACGTCGGCCTTCGCGACGGCACGTACATCCTGCTGTTGATCGACGAAGATAATCCGAATTTCTCGACGCGCGTCGCGTGTCAAGCGCCCTGTGAATTCGCAAAATCGCAGACTATGGCCGGAGATATGGTGGTAAAGACGGAAACCATACGTGTTGCGCCGGGATCCCTGTTGAATGGAATGGTGGAAGATGCCGTAGCCGGGCAACTGATTCCGTTCGGTCAGCGAGCGCCAAGTCAGACCGTGAGCCAGGCTGCGGTCGGTGCAGCATCGTCATCGCAAGTGCCGCAACCATCGACCACGACCACACCCGCCACCGACGCTCAGCATGACTCTGCCAACGGCCCCGTCCAGCAAACGAGCTTCGACTGCAGCAAGGCGAAGTCGATTCCAGAGTTTCTGATCTGTCACGATCCGGATTTGGCGGCAGCTGACCGCGATCTCGCCGACACGTATCGTCAGGCCAAGGAGGCCGCGGTAGACAAGACGGCGTTCAATAATAGAACGAGGCGGCAATGGAACTTTCGAGAAAGAAATTGCCGCGACAAAGACTGTCTGATGTTCTGGTATGCATATCAGAAGCGCGTGCTATCCAAGATTGCCCAGACCGGTGACGCGGCCGTTCAAGACAACTAGGACGGCGACCGCCGCGGGTCAAACTCCGCTCGATGAGTGGCGCTGTCTGGGTTCGCCGCGGGTCCCGGGCCGGGTTCGGGTCGCTTGCGTCGGCTGACGCGCGCGGCTTCAACGGCGCGACGAGAAGCGACTGCTCGGCCGCGAACCGTTGCCGGCAGTGCACCGCTGCCGCGCGACGGACTCGGCACTGGGGAGCCGGCGCACGTATTCGTGACCCGGCAAAGGCGGACCCAGTGCGTTGCGGGCTCGGCATGCGTCCGGCGACAGCTGCCCGCCCCTGCGACTTCACATAGCTCGTAAAGCGTTACCGCGCGCAATTCCCATTTCGGGAATGCCAAAACAAAAACGGCACTGTCCTGAAGGACAGTGCCGTTTTCAACAACTTGATACCGCTAGGAATTCTTTGGGGTGGCTGATGGGACTCGAACCCACGATAACAGGAATCACAATCCTTATACATTTTCCTTATATTTCAGCACGTTAAAACGAAACGCTGGAATATGTGGTTGCGTGAGCGCGATGCCTGGCGTAGCGCAAAACCCTCATCTTCCAGAGAAAATTGCCTCATTCGGCTGCCGCCGGCTCGGCCGCCATATCCTCCGCCGGGTACAGCTGCAGCATCGCGCGCGCGGCCTCAACACTCGACGTCGTCAGCCATTCGTCCGGCCGCAGGATCACAACCGAGCGCTTCTCGTCTCCAGGCCGGTGCATGCGCTTCATGATCGGGTGCTCGTCGCCGTTGACCGTGATCATCGCCATGGTGTGCTGCTCGGTGCCGTCCGGGCGCTGAAGCGTGCGCCAGATGCCCGCGACGCATAGCGGCCGCCAGCCTGCCAGCCCGATCCGGTACCGCACGTGCTTTCCCGTCTCCCAGTTCGGCTCGTAGATCCACTTTGCGGGAATCAGGCAGCGGCGGCCAGCGCGCCACGCCGGCGCATACACCGGCGACTTCCCGAGGTTGTCGTCGCGCACGTTCATCGTGCTGTGGATGGTCGGTGGCTTCTTGCCCTGCTCCTTCGCCTTCTCAACGTTGGCTTTCTGCAGCGCGCGCGGCCAGAAACTAAAGCCGGCGATCAGCGGCTTGAACTGCCCGTCGACGTAGCCGACGATCGGCCGTCATAGTCCTGGTAGATCTCGGGCTTCCACGGGTGCCACCGATAGAGATCGACGAAGCTGTCGATCCGCAACTCGCTCAAGCCCGGGTCTTCGCCGGGCGCAACGTAGTTCGTGCACATCGCCGTCCCCAATTTTTCGAGTTGACGGTCCCATCTTACCCCGCGATGAACTGTATATATATACAGTATTCGCGCACTGCCATGCAGCACTATTTCATCCTCAACGCTCAACACGAACCGGTCGAGGTCGATCTAGGGACGTTCTGTGCGTTCGACAAGAGCGTCGCGGACACGACGGTCGCTGAGAACACGCGCGTCTGGACGGTCTTTCTGGGGATGACGGTTGATCACGATCCTCCGGCGCAACCGTACTTTGTGCACTACGTGTACGAGCCGGGATGGCAGTATCGGGCAGTCGATACGTACGGGTATCAAGAGGCGGTCGCACGGCATGGCCGGATCGTTGAGTGGCTGACGAAACGCGCAGAGCGAAGACGTCAGCGTGCCGCCGCCGTCAGCGCGTCATAGTCGCGCTCACACTGCTGGCCGGCGATGCGGGCACGGTCAGCGTATTCTGCCAGCTCACCCGCGCGCTGGTCAGCGCGGCCGAGCACGTCGGCAAGCAGATCGAGGGCGTCGCCGGTCGCCGGGCCTCCGGCGGCAGCGGCGGGATGGCGGGCGGCTGCGACGAGCTGGCCGACACGCTGCTGCAGGCTGCCAGCGGCAGCGCGAGCAGCAAAAGCATCCGCGAGCGCGGCCGTTCGTTGTTGGTTCGCATCGTTCGCAATCTCCGATTGGGCCGCAGTGCGGCGTTGTTCTTCGGCGCGCGCGGCCGCGACAGCGGCGAGCTGCGCCTTCTGCGCGGTGATGACCGTCGCGCGCGTGCCGTCGGCGTGCCCCTTGAAGTACCCGGCGGCGAGGCCGCCGACAGTAGCTGCGATGACGACGAGCCAGACGCGGGGATCGAGCCAGGTCATTTCTGCTCCTTTGCGTGCAGCTGCTTGAGCTCATCCGGCGAGTAGACGAAGCCCGGCAGCAGGAACGCCTGCACGCTCCAGACCGGATCGCTTTCCTCGTGCCGGCCGTGATCCTTGCCCCGGTGATGGAGCGCGCACAGCAGCAGTTGGTTGTAGGTCGAGTCGACGAACGCCTCCCAGTCGAAGCCCTGCGTCAGCTTGATGACGTCCCAGACCGGGTGCTGGAGCGGGATCGGCACGATGCGCCTCAGCTTGTGGCTGAACATCGTGTCGCACTTGTTGATCGCGACCTCGCGAATCCACTTCCAGTCGATCGCGTGCGAGAATGCCCACTCGAAGAACCGGTGATGCGACTCGACCGCCTGGTCATCGCCGCACACCGCGCAAACGTAGCCGCCGGCCGCCTTTATCGCGCGCTTGCTCGCGCGGAATGTCGCCGACTCGATGCGCGGCTCGTGATCGGGGTAGAACACATCCTCGGCGAGCGTGCGCCGCGTTTCGTGAGTTTTCTGGTCCGTCATAGGTCACGCTCGCACGTTGCGCGCTCGATCGCCCGGCGCTTCACCAGACCCGGCAGCTCGCGGCCGCCGGCCGTTGTCCGCTTCGTTCATCGCGCGGCACGCGCCCTTCCAGTCGCCAGTGTTGAACCGCTTCGCCGTCGTGCTGCCGCAGTAGGCGCCCGCGCCGACGTTGTACGCAAAGCTGATCGCGGCGGCGAGCTGGAACGTGTGCCCCTTCAGACCGGGCGTGCACTTGAGCACCGGCTCGGCGTGCTCGATCAGCAGTTGCTCGAGGCGCGCACGGCACTCGGCGGGGGTGAAGCGCTGGCCGGCGCGCACGTCCTTCGTGTCGCCGTTGCAGGCCGTGATGATCCCGGTCGGGTCGGGCCGCGCGACGAACTCGAGCCCCTCGAACTTCGGGACCATGGAAAAAAGAAGGGCTGCCGCAGCAGCCCCCCCACAACACCAGCGAGTGTCTTCTTCGGTACGTTAGCCATCGAGCAATGCGCTCTTCCCTTTGTTCTTGACCAGGTAGCACGCCTGCAGCCCGATGTACGCGATCGTCGCGACGGCTACCCACCAGTTGATGTCGTGGCCGGTCAGCCACAACCAGCAATTGCTTCCCACCGCCGGCGCTGCCTTGGCAGCGCTCACCGCGAGATCGTTCTTCATCCGAGCCCCGTAAACGAAAAAAGCCACCCAAAGGTGGCTGAAATGTTTCGAGCCGCAGTGAATTCCCGCGGCGTCAAACGTCTATTACATACGGCCTTTCTTGATCAAGAAGTAATGGCCGCCCTTGAAAATTTTGACGAAACTCTTTCCTTTTTCGGATTGAAGGAACTCATCCACCGCGAGCAACGCGCCATAGAGCCCCGGGGTACACGTCGGGTCCTCCGCCAAGATGACGCCTCCAGGTTGGATGAGGTCTGCAACCTTGTTCAGTGCGGCGATTGTCGGCTCGTACATGTCTACATCGACGTTCGCAACCGCAATCTTTGCGATTCCGCTGGGTAGTTCCTCCACGCAGATGTTCGATGCGATAAGCTCGAACGGTGTCGCCGTTCCGGAAAGCGTCTCGCCGACGCATGCGATTGTTTCTTCGCGCCCGAACAACTGATGCGTATCGGCCCAAATCGCATCTGCGCTCTTTTGTGCTTCCGCATAGTTGAAGCCGTCGAATGTATCCAGAAGCCACGCCTTTCGGCTCGGCATGTCTGGCTTCGCCGATCTCAATTCGTCCATGAAATTGAGCGCGGTCAATGCAGAGCCTCCAAGATACACTCCGATTTCTACATAGTCTCCGTCGACTCCGGCGACCATATCTAGGGCCTCACAAATGTTCTCGTGAACAGACGGGTCTAGATGCGAAATTCGTTCACCCTTCTCCCACGTCTTTCGCATGGCGTTATATGCCAACCGATTCACGAAGCGATATTGAGTCTTCGTGAAACTCAGATGTGGAACGAACATACCGCCATGTCGATGAATGTCTCGAATGACGGGGAGTGCATCCGAATCGCACTGGAAGGCCACGTAAAACACGCCGTTCGCGATTTGCTCGTCCGAGATGCCATCTAAGGATTTAAAAACTCGTCCGATGCGTCGCTGGGCATTCAGCGGAACGTCCAGATCGGAGATGATGAACTTATCTCGCCCTTCGAAGTTTTCCGGACCGAGATCTCGAGTCCGATGTACGAGATTCTCGAAAAGCGTTGTTTCGTCAAAGCGTTTGAAGGGGTCCATCGTCTGGGGCTCAGGATGTTTCGGAGGCCGCCACTTTACCATGCCTCCGCCCGCCCAACGGAGGGGGCATCAGCTCGTCGGAGCAGGCAGCCCGACCTTCGACTCTTCATCCTTCGATTCGAAATAGGTGCGCCATCTGGCGTCGCTCGTGTCAACTTCGCCTTGGTACTGCCATGTCGCGGGATCTTGCTGGCCAGCCGCATAGCCGATCACCGTCGACGCAGTCTCATCCGCGTATTGCACATTGATTTTCGACATGATCAAACCTCATATCCAGACACGTACAGCGAGAACGTAGGCGTGCCAGCGCTGCTCGTCGCTGCATAGTACAAAGTTTGCGCTGTTGCGAGATCGATCGACCACGCGCCAGTCCCAGACGATCCGCCGGACTGGCTGACATTCTGAACTCCGAGCGCATTCGTGGTCGAGTCTGATTGAATTGACATCCCGACATTCGACGTTGATGTCGACGCAACGGCGATAATCCCGGACGCGCGAACCGCCGCCTTGGGAACCGCGCCCGAAAGAGAAAAGCTGACAGGCGTCGGCGACGTCGTTGACGTCTGAAAAGTGAGCAATGACGGAACGGAGACGCGCCGCCCATTCACAAGACATGCTTTGAGCTGCCCGGCGGTGCTGCTGACCGGAATTACCGCGAGCAATTCGGAGGCTGTGTAGCCTGAAGCCGGGTTCGAACCACCATACACGGTCGGCGCAGCACTGCTGCCGTCCATCGTCCCGATGATGCTGCGCGTATTCGTTGCCGGGTTGTAGATCGCGTAGACGGCGAGCCAGCCGCCGGCCGTCGCCGTTCCGGTGTCCATACCGCCAGCGCCAGTCACCGCAAGGTTCAGCGTCTGGTTGTAGTTCGCCAGCAGGTACTGCAGGCCATTCAGCGCGGTGCCGACCACGAGCTGATCCGCCGTGAACGTGATCGTCGTCGCGTTCGCCGCGCAGGTTGCCTTGAGGTTCGTGCGCGAGCCGATCCCACCCGTCAATTGCCCGAACTGTACGGCATGCTGGCTCTGCGAGGCGGTCGCAACCTGCTGCGCGCCGCCGGCGCACTCCATCAGGATCCACGCACCATTCCCTGCGTTGACGGTCGACGCCACGATGTACAGAAAACAGGCAACGCCCTTGGCGACCAGTTCGCCGCCTTGCAGCGGCTGGAGGGCAAGTCCGTAGATCGGCTTCGCGCCGAGGCCGTCTACGTTCAGCGTCGACGCGCCCGTGTTCGCGTTAGCGATGCTCACGTCGATCACGAGACCGGACACGGTCGGGTAAGCCGGGAACGCCGCGAGGTTGGTACCGCGTACGTGTTCGCCGTGCCGGTGTCGGCCAGGACGGGATTCTGGCGGGCCGACACTGCGACAGCGGTTGCGAAGTTCGACAGGAGCGTAGCCGTCGTGCCGTCGTCCACCGCGTTCTGGCCCGTTTGATTGACGATGAACTGCGCAATCACCGCGGCCATGATGCTCAATTGGCGCCAGACCTGATTGAGCTGTGCCGACTGTGCGGTTCCTGATTGGAATCCGGTCAGGCGGGCTGCGCGAGCAGCGTAGATGGCCTGGTCGATGACGTTCGCGGCACCGCCGCCGCCGAGCGCGAGAAAATCATTGGTTCCCATCAAAGCTCCGAGAAATAAAAAAGGTTCATCGAGGATTACCGGGGAACGCGGCGCGGATCTTGAGGAAGAAGTATTCATCGTCGCGGTACCCGTAAGCCCGACGCTTGATGACCTTGATGGTGTTGTTGATGCCTTCGACGACGCTGGTGTTGAGCGGATGGCGGCAGCGAGTCACGATTCCGTGCCAGTAGCCCTGCAAGCGCTCGGCGAACTTTTGCAGGGCGGCGATCCCGCTTTGCTGAGCCTGCTCGAACCATTGTTCCCAAGCCTTTTGCGCCCAGGCTGGCTTCTGATAGAACCAGAGCCGCTTGAGTTCGTCGCGTAACACGTAGACGCATAACAGCGACTGATTGGCCGCCAGCAACTCCTTCAGGTACACGGCCTGATCTGGCTTGAGGTTGTGGCGGTTGCGCAGCAACAACCAGCGGCTGGACTTCAGAACTTTGCGGGCCGGCTTGTCATGTCGGAGTTGATTGGCCTGGTCCACTCGCACCCGATCTATCACTTCGCGGCCGTACTTGGCCACGACGTGGTACAGGTCGAAGACGATCTCCGCCTGCGGACACTGTTCCCTGATTTCGAGTTCATACGCCGTGGTCATGTCGATCGCCACCGCTTCAATACGCTTGGCAACGCCTTCGGGAAGCTGCTCGAAGAAGGCACGGGCCGTCTCGCGCGAGCGGCCCTGTCCGATCCAGAGCACCTGCCGGCTCGTCGGCTCGACCACCACCGTGGCGTAGCGATGGCCTTTATGCAGCGCGAACTCGTCCATCGCCAGATAGCGGATCGTTGACCAGTCGGGCTCGCGCACACGCGCCCGCAGACGCATCTTCGATCGATTTGACCGTGTGCCAGCCCAGGTCGTTGTCGAGGTCGAACTTGTCCGGCATGCTCTGCAGCACGTTCATCTGGTCGACTAACGGCTGCACGACGGCTGCCACGGTCGCCGCGAACCGCGGCTTGTCGCGGTGCTGCGATGTAATCAGGGCTGTGTAGTCGGTCAGCTCGGCCATCAGGTCACCACCAGAGTCACATCCGCCGGCGCACAAGACGCGGCCTCATTGAACAGCAGCGCGACGTCCGGCGCGCCGGCGCCGCACGGGCCGGTGAGCGTCAGGCCGGAAAGCTTGAACGTGACGCCTCCGCCCACGCTGTTCGCTGCGGTCAGCGCGTCACCCCATTCGACGCTGCCGGACAGGCCACCGCCGATCTGCACGCCGTTGATGTAGTCCGACACGGCCTCCTGGATCTGCTGCCCCGCCTGGCTGGTATAGCCGGTGAGCGCCTTCAGCGTGACCGTCGCCGTGATCGGCGCAGCCACCGGCCGGAAAACCTGATCGTGGTCGGACGGCCGTAGATGTCCGCGACGATGATGGCAGTTGTGCCATACGTCCCGGAACCCGGCGTTTTCTTCGCTGCGATTGCGTTCGCGATGGCTGTCGCGTCGCCCCCCTCGACCACGAGCGAGATCGAATGCGACGGGATGCCGTTCGCATCCGTCGCATCCGTATCGTTTTCGTAGGGAACGTATCGCGTGACGCCCGGTACGTTCGCCACCGCGCCGATGATGCCGTCGAGCACCGTGAGCGACGGCAACGCGGTCGACACCGTCTGCCGCTGTCGCAGCACCGCGTCCTTCTCGACTGGCGCGCCCTCAGCGGCGTCTGCCGGGTCGGTCTCCGACTGCCAGCCGAGTGCCGGCGTCGCGATCTGGTTGATCGTGCCCGCGCGCGCGGACACCTCGCCGATCGATGCGCACGTGGCGGTGACGGTGATCGTCCCGCTCGGCGGGATCGTCACGGTGGCCGGCAGCAACCATTGCACGCCGTTGGCGTCCTTCGCGACGCCGTTTGTGATCGTCGCGCCCGCCTGGCCGATCAGCACCAGGTCGGCGCTCGAATACGATGCGACCTTGCGCGCGATGCCGTTGATCTTGACGTTGTGCGTCGGCAGCTTCGCGACGTAGTCGTCGGTGATCAGCGCAGGGATCTCGATGAACTCCCACTCGCCCGGCAGCTTGCCGGCCTTGATGAAGCCCGTGGGGTCTTCCTCGGCGAGCCGCTGCATGATCACGATGATCGGCGTGTCCGGATTCGCCTTCCGGCTCTTCACGGTCGACTGGATCTTGCGGTTCGCCTTATCGCGGTTCGTCTTGCTGTATGCGTCCTCGACCTTCAGCGGGTCATCGATGATGATCGCGCCCTGCCAGCCATCGGTCATGTGGCCAGCGCGGAAGCCGGTGATCTGGCCGCCGAGCGACACCGCGTACACGCCGCCGGCCTTCTTACCGTCGACGAGCACGTTCCAGCGCTTCTTCGACTTCGCGTCGTCAGCCACCTTCAGCGGCCAGAGCGCCTGGTACTCGTCGGATGAGACGATGTCGCGCGCGGTCTCGCTGGTCAGCAGCGCCAGATCATCCGAGTAGCTGATGTGCAGGAACCGCGCGCGCGGGTTCAACGCGAGGCCGCGCGCGATCAGGTTGATCGCGACCAGCTCAGTCTTCGACGACCCCGGCGGCACGTTGATGACGACGTTCTTCAGCGTGCCGTCGATCAAGCGCTGCACCGTGTCGGCGATCAGCACGTGGTGCCAGTTGACGCGGAACTTGATCGCTTGCCGGTGCTCGAAGAAGTACCGGCTGAAGAACAGGTGGTCCCGCTCGCACTTCGCCTTCAGGACGGCCCGCTCGATGGCGGGGTCAATACTCGTCTTCGAGTTTGGCGACGGCGGCTGCGACCTGGCTTTCATCGACGACGACCGTCCTGTTCTCGATCGGGCCGCCGTTCTCCCCAGTGTGTTCGAGGTGGCGCCGGTTCGTGTAGGCGTCGCCGGATTCCTTCGCAGCCTGCTCGAGCAGCTGCGCCATCAGCGGCAGGTTGTTGCGCCGCTCCGCCTCCGCGACGGCGCGGTCGAGCGCACGCAGGCGCACCGCTCGGTGCGACACGCTGATGCCGGCGTGTCGGTGAGGAACTTCTCGCGCGTGCATTCGAAGATCTCGCGGTACTTCTTGCTGAGGGTCGCACCGCCCCGCTTCGTCGGGTCGTAGCGCTCGCACTGCTGCGGCGACACCTCGACGTCGAACTCATCGCGCACCGCCTTCGCGGTGCGCGAGATCGTGTCGAAGCACGCCAGCGACTGCACGATGTACACCTTGATCGTGTCGGGAAGTGCTGCCATGGCGGGAAAACGTTCGGGTTACGCGGCCCGCAGGATGCAGGTACCGCAGGCACGCGCGATATCGGCGTGGCCGACCTCGGGCGCGCGCTGGGCTGCGGCGACGAACTTCGCGGTGTCGCCTGCGCCGTAGCGCCGGACGATACCGACGAACTCCTCGACGTCGTGCCCGCGGATACCGAGCTTCGGCATGCCGTCCTTTGTGAAGGCCGGCGCGCCGAACGCGTCGGTGCGCTGGCCTGATAGAGCTCATGCTCGACGAGCGCGCACCACTCCAGATCGCTGCACTCGCGGGCGTAGTGCGCATCGAGCGTGATCAGGAAGGCGGGCACGCGGCCGAACCATTCGCAAAGCTGCTATTCCTGCCGAGCGCGCTGCCAGCCGCCGGCGCGGATCATCACCTCTTCGCACTGGCCGACGACGCGGCGCATCTGGCGCACGTTCTCGACGGCCGCCCAGAGGTAAGCGACGTCGGCATCGACTAGGTGCTCGTGATCCGGGGTGTGCAGCGGCGCGCTCTCGCGCAGGAACGTGTGATGTACCCATTCGTTGACGCCGTCGGCTGGAGCTATGTGGCCGCACCAATTCGATTCGTCGAACACGGCTTCCAGGATAGTAGGACGAGGAAAGGCAGGTGCTGCGGCAACACCTAACTGCTTGCGCAATACCATTCCCATCCTTCTTCACAAGTGCAGTCAGATCAAGAACGTTCTAACGAACTGACATCTCGACATCAGAATTCAACCCCAATTGACATCGTGGGCCGTAAAATCGATACGCCGCGTCGGGATTACTCAAGAGAATCCGCAACAGTGGCAAGTATCATTTTAGAAATTGAAATAATTTCTCGTGATGAGCGAGAGGACCAGAAGATGAGTAAAACAAGAAATGTCGTGAAGAACTTGCAGATTGAAGTCGCACTGAAATCACGCAAGTGCCATGCAAACTCAAAGCATACGATTGAGGCTGGCGAGCAGCACTTGGCACAGTATGATGATTCCGGCGCGCGACAGAACATCTGCATGAAGTGCGCACCGAAGGTGCTTGACGTCGCGGCGAGGCATATCGATTCCCTGCGGAATGTTGTAGACCAATAACCGCGCTCCCAACAAAAATCCCGCTGGCACTCGCTCAGCGGGCCACCAAGTTTCACCTATTTCGGGAAATCCTATGATTCATTGCAAGCTTTTTACGGACATACTCGATCACCTCTCTTACCGTTTCAGTGAGGGCGAGCCTGTGGCTGTTGTCATGGCGGACGCGACAAAGCTGAAGCAGGTCATGATGTCGAGCGACGCGTATTACTACAACGATGCCAAGGTCGAGTTTCACGCGGCGGCGCTAAAGAAAGGAAAATTCGAGATCCCGCTCGTTTGCCCTCAAGACGATGGGCAAATTACGTGGATCGAAGGCTTCCATCAGGTCGGAGCCATACTCGACACCGGCGTTTCGGACATCCCGGTGTCGACATCAGTTGGTCTCGCCTTTCAATTGCGCGATCTCGTCGGCTCGGCAAATCAAGAAGCGGCGCGACAAGGATATAGCTTTTCGGGAATGAAAGCCTTCTTCCCTGCTTAAGCTAAAGGATCGCCAGCTTTCGCACAGCGCGCTCAATGTATCTGGTGCCAGCAGGGCGGCGGAAACCCGTCTGCACCTTTCGGCGCGCTGGCTGATCACCTCGCTGCGTCTTTCCCGCCGCCGCAGCTAAGGCCGAGTCCAGTATAGCGCGGCACACCATAGCGAAAAAGCCCGCTGGCTTGTGGGCTCAGCGGGCTTTAGTCGCAACTCTGCAATGTGACGAAAATCTATACCCTGTCCGCCACATTTGCAAGGGGTATTTTCGCGGTATCCCTTACGCCTCAACGACCTCCGGGATCGTCACGTTGTTTCGCTCGAAGAGCGGCGTCAGCCGCTTCACGGCCTGGTGCTCCAGCTCGACGAGCCGCTTTCGGATGATCTGCGCATTCCGCTCGAGCGTGCGGACCGTGACGTGCGTCTCCTCCGAGATCTCCCGATACGACAACCCGTCCTGGCGCAGCCGCACCTGCGAGTGCCCTACGATCAGCGCCATGATCACCTTCCCGTTCGTCACGGTAAGCGACGGGCGCAGGTACGTCCGCATCTTGACGAGCGCCCGCTTCCACTCTGCCGACGGCGGGATTCCTGGGTCTGCCGCGCGCGCGGCGCTCGCCGGCCGCGCCGGCATCCCACAAGCGTATCGCAGCCACACCGCGTTGCATTCCGGCTTCAGCAGGTGGTCGCGCGCCGCAGCGACGACCATCGCACACTGAGCCCGGATTTCGTCACTGCTCAACCCGTCGAAGTTGATCGTGCCCGACGAGCTGCCGTACAGGTAGTCCAGGAATTCAGCCTGGCGCGCGCTGAGGCGCCCGACCGATTCGAGGATCTGGATCAGCGCAAGGCGGAACTGCTGCTTCTGCCGCGGCGGCAGCGACCTCACCAGGAAGCTGACGTGCAGCGCCTGCTGCGTGTTCTCGAAGATGGCGATCACCGGCCACCCCGCGTCATCATCGCCAGCGCCCGGCGCGTGTTGAGCTCGGCCATGTAGCCCGACAGGTTGCTCGTGAAGTCCGGCCGGATGCGCGTGTCGACGTGCGTGCCCGGCGAGCGGCTCGTGCCGGCGAGCGAATACATGCGGCCGCGGCTTTCGGAGTGCATGTCGAGCCGCGCGAGCGCGATGTCGAGCGACAGCAGTTGACGCACCGACGAAACGGGATGCTTCAGACGCCGTGCGAGGTCATGCGCCGAATACCGCACACCGGGCTTCATCGCCCGATCAGCCCGTTGATTGTGAGTTTGCTTTTTGCTTTCAAGGCTCCGCTCCTTATGCTGACTTCAAATTCAACTCGATCGCCTCGATGCGCACACCCGGCGTGCGCGCGTAGCGCTTCGACACCCATCCTCGAAGGCCGGAAGCGCGGCAAGAAACGCGGCGAGGTGATTGAGCACATCGAGATCACGCCAGCGCTGACCGAGTTGATCGCGCGCCTGCGCGCCGCTCGCAAGGACGACTGCCTGTACGTGTTCTCGAATCGATACGCGACGCACTACACGCCGGCCGGGTTCAAGACCGAATGGTCGAAACTGATGAACAAGGCGCTCGAGCTCAAGAAGATCGGGAGGAGGTTTACGTTCCACGACCTGCGCGCGTATTACGTGACGCGGCATAAGGCGGAACGCGGTGCGTTGCCGGACCTGCATGCGAATCCGGCGACGACGGCGCGTGTCTACGATCGAACGAAGATCGTAAAGCGAAGAGGTATGTAATTCCCAATTTGGGAATTCAAAAACAAAAACGGCACTGGATAAAATCTCAGTGCCGTTTCCAACTACTTGATACCGCTAGGAATTCTTTGGGGTGGCTGATGGGACTCGAACCCACGACAACAGGAATCACAATCCTTATACATTTTCCTTATATTTCAGCACGTTAAAACGAAACGCTGGAATATGTGGTTGCGTGAGCGCGATGCCTGGCGTAGCGCAAAACCCTCATCTTCCAGAGAAAATTGCCTCATTCGGCTGCCGCCGGCTCGGCCGCCATATCCTCCGCCGGGTACAGCTGCAGCATCGCGCGCGCGGCCTCAACACTCGACGTCGTCAGCCATTCGTCCGGCCGCAGGATCACAACCGAGCGCTTCTCGTCTCCAGGCCGGTGCATGCGCTTCATGATCGGGTGCTCGTCGCCGTTGACCGTGATCATCGCCATGGTGTGCTGCTCGGTGCCGTCCGGGCGCTGAAGCGTGCGCCAGATGCCCGCGACGCATAGCGGCCGCCAGCCTGCCAGCCCGATCCGGTACCGCACGTGCTTTCCCGTCTCCCAGTTCGGCTCGTAGATCCACTTTGCGGGAATCAGGCAGCGGCGGCCAGCGCGCCACGCCGGCGCATACACCGGCGACTTCCCGAGGTTGTCGTCGCGCACGTTCATCGTGCTGTGGATGGTCGGTGGCTTCTTGCCCTGCTCCTTCGCCTTCTCAACGTTGGCTTTCTGCAGCGCGCGCGGCCAGAAACTAAAGCCGGCGATCAGCGGCTTGAACTGCCCGTCGACGTAGCCGACGATCGGCCGTCATAGTCCTGGTAGATCTCGGGCTTCCACGGGTGCCACCGATAGAGGTCGACGAAGCTGTCGATCCGCAGCTCGCTGAGTCCGGGATCTTCGCCTGGTGCCACGTAGTTGGTACACATGCTGTCCCCATTTTTTCGAGTTGACGGCCCCATCTTACTCCGCGATAAACTGTATATCCATACAGTATTTACGCCGTCATGCCGAAGCCGCCGCTGCCCTCGATCCAGTCGCCAACCGCGCGCCAGCTCCGGGAAATATGGCGCCGGTATCCCGACGGGCACGAGGTGCGCACGCTCATCATCGAGATCGTGCGCATGCGGCGAGTGTTGGACGAGGCAGAGCACTACCGCGAGATCGTTCAGCAGGTCTGGAAGGAGGACACGGGAGGGGCGCACCTCGTCGCGCTGTACAAGCTGCGGCGGCTGTTGCAGGACGAGGTGCGAAGGACGTAGGGCCGACGGGCCGCCTCATAGGAGGCAACGCCCCCCGATCTCATTCACGGAGAATTCGGCGTGATGCCAAAGCAATCGCGCGCCGGGCGGGTCTCGGGATGCGTCTTGCAGTCGTTCACCTGCTGATTGACTGCGTTGTAGCTCGCCACGATCGGTGTAACGATGGCATTCACATATGCGTCTTGTGTCTCCTGATCCGGCGTTCGGCAATCCGCCCCCATGTGCGATTTATCCGGTGCATAGTTGAGGCCCATCAAGTAGCCACCACCGGGGACGCGTTGCAGGACATCAATCAAACCATCCGCTGCAGTTTGCCCCGCGGGAAGGTCGCACGTCCTGATCGGAAGAATCTTGTAGAGAGACTTGCCCTCGAGATACACGCGGTTCTGGAAAACGATCAGATCCTTCTTGAACTGATCCAGCGCAGCGATTTGAGCCGGATCATTGCTTCCTGTCTGCATATCGTCGAGTTGGAAATTGACGACCATCCACTCGGAACTCACGACTGGAACCTTGGCGTTTTGGAGCTCGGCATCGGTAGGGCCGACGCCGTTATTCACAGACATCACGATCTGATGCAGCGTCGTTCCATCAATCACGCCTGGGTAGACAGTGATGCCAGTCCCGGCGTCGCTGAACTTCTGCTGCAAGGCATTCACCGTAGCCTGCCCGGCCGACACCGAGCCCGTCGAGCTTGCGCCAGATGCGACGTCAGTCGCCGCCATGCGCGCAGTCTTCGGCGATGAGACGAGGGGCGCACCCGAGAAAGTCAGCTTCACCGCGAACTTGCTGGGCGCCGCCGGCGAATCACTGTCTCCGCCACCGCATGCGGCCATGGAAATGCAAAGCGGAATTGCCAGTGCTGCGAGGATCTTTTTCATTTTGGTCTCAGGCGCTAGTTGATGAATTTCACTTCGTTTATATGAAGTTTACAGAGCTTTTAATGATCCACACAATCTATTTGCGGCCGGGCATCGCCGGCCGCACTGCGCACAAATAATCCTGCGCTACGTCAGTTCTTTGATTGGGCGGTCGCCACAGTCAGCGCGTCGTAGTCGCGCTCGCACTGCTGGCCGGCGATGCGGGCGCGGTCAGCGTACTCTGCCAAGTCGCCCGCGCGCTGGTCAGCGCGGCCGAGCACGTCGGCAAGCAGATCGAGGGCGTCGCCGGCTGCCGAGCCTCCGGCGGAAGTGGCGGGATGGCGGGCGGCCGCGACGAGCTGATCGACGCGCTGGTGCAGGCTGCCAGCGGCAGCACGAGCAGCAAAAGCATCCGCGAGCGCGGCCGTACGTTTTTGGTTCGCGTCATTTGCGATCTCCGTTTGCGCCGCGGTGCGGCGTTGTTCCTCGATACGTGCGGCCTCGACCGCCTTCGTTTGTGCGATCGCCGCATCGGACTTCATATCGGCGATCCGCCGCGCGCTGATCAGGTGCCCGACCTCGAAGCCAGCCGACGCGCCGAGGATCGCAGCAATCAGATACGGAATGATGATTCTCAGCATCACAGCCCCCTCTCACAGAGCGCTCGCTCGTCTGCGCGCCGTTTCACCAATCCGGGCAGCACGCGGCCGCCGGCCGTCACCCACTGCGGCCTGCCGCTGTCCGATTCGTTCATCGCGCGGCACGCGCCCTGCAGGTCGCCCGCATTGAACCGGCGAGCAGTGGTGCTCGCGCAGTACGCACGCGGCCCGATGTTGTAGGCGAAGCTCACTGCGGCCGCGAGTTGGTACGGGCGCCCCTTCAGCGTCGGGGTGCACTTCAACACCGGCTCGGCATGCTCGATCAAACGCTGCTCGAGCCGGGTGCGGCACTCTTCCGGCGTGAAGCGCTGCCCGAGCTTCACGTCCTTCGTATCGCCGTTGCACGCAGTCACGATGCCGATCGGATCCGGCTGTGCGACGAGCACCTGCCCTTCAAATCGCGGGACGATAGAAAGCAAAAGGGCTGCCGCGGCAGCCCCTACAACACCCGCAAGAGTTTTCTTCGGTGCACTAGCCATCGTGTTTCTCCATATCTTCGATCCGCAGATCGGATTCGCGCTGCTTGCGCTGGTCGTCACGCCACTGGAAATACATGTTGGACGCGAACGTCAGGATTGCTGTCGCGATACCAACGATCACACCCACCTGAGTAAGCGTCAGCGATGCTCCAAGGGCCACGCCGCTACCGGCGTAGCTTGCTGCCTCAGTCGGACTGACTTGCATCCATTCCCTCCAAAAAGATCAAAAACCCACTCGAAAGTGGAAACTCGCCTGGAACAAATGACACGTCAGGCGACGACGGCCGCTCCGGCGAACAGATAGCGGTTCGTGGGCATCGACACGGATCCGCCCGTAGGCGCTGGAACGGTCAGTTCATCCTCCACGAAACGCTTCACATCCGAACCTGAAGGGGGCAATCCATCGATTTGGATCACCTGCTGATAAACCGGCTGTTTCCCAGCATCGAACGCGTCTTTCGAAACGTACGAAGCGGCCGTAATATTCACCTTCTGCGATACGTAATCGAGGCCGATTTGTTGAAGAACATGGTATTCCGCGGGAGCCCCAGTTGAAGGAACCTCATAGCTGAATTCAATAGGCATGGTAGTTAGTTCTATGGTTTGTGGAGTGATGCGTTATTTCCTACAGAAGTCCTGTTCCATCGATCACCATGAAGTGGCAATGAAACGCCTCTCTGAACCCGCTCCAGTTCGGTGTAGGCGATGCCCAATTGTGCTGATACCAAGCGACCGTGTCGCCGGATACTTGAAACATCGTTAGTCCAACATCGCTGCCACCCGAATAATCCATCCAGGTATGACAGCCATACGGACACGCGACGAGCACATGTCGCCCACCATATGAACGACTAAATGGGCCATATCCAGGGAATCCGGTCACGACCCATCCGTTGCCAGGAAGGTACTCATCATGCACAACGTCGAGCACACGGAAAAATGCTCGCGAAGAGTCGGCTATCAGCTTTCCGTTATTATCGAATACCTGCAGACCGAAATTGCTACTCGGCGGTGGAACCTGATCAAATACGAAAAGGCGAACCGTTGCCTGGGAATCTGTGATCACGCGAACTGTATGCACGCTTCCCGAAAGCTGGTGATCCCAAACGGTAGCACCAACACCTCCGTCTGCAGCGATCGCATAGATAGGCGTCGATCCTGAATACGTGAACGTTGATACCCACTTCGTCACATAGTACGGACCTTGAGCTGTGTTCCCGATATTCACCTGCTGCTGAGATGAAACTACTGCCATTGACTGAGTGCATTGGAGATTGGGCGTCTTCCCATCGATCTGATACAGGCCGGTATCAGTGAAGGCTTGGAAGCCTGCGGTCATCAGTACACTCCGTAAATCAACCAGCCAGACACTGGGGCATAGCCGCCGCCACCTGATCCCGAGTAGTTCCAGCTCACGCCAGTGCTCGACACGCTGACCAGCGGCGGCGGCGCATTGTTGTAGATGTTCTTGATCATGAAGTCAGGCTGGAAGCACCAGAAAGGCGTCCCACTCGACAGATCCGCGGAAACACTGCCAGGGTTCCCGGAACCGTCGATGTAGGACATTCCAACAACGCGTCCTGAGCGTGACGTCGCATCAAGCAACAAGCGGCCTGAGCCATCCCAGATCTGCAATCCAGCCGTCATTACCAAATCCCCAAACGCACGCGCAGCGTGCCATTGCTGTCGTAGACCGTGAGCGTGCTCGAGTTGATGTTCAAGTAACCGCTCCCGCCGTTCGGGCCATTGAAAGTGATGCCATTGGCCTTATCCAAAATCCAAAGTGGCTGACCGTTTGCACCCACGGCAGTGGACTGAATCGTCTGCCCGATCATTGCATTCGTGATCCACCCGGTACCGATGAAAGCCTGAGACAGGAAAACTTGGCCACCCTGCACGACGAATGGAGACGACACTGTCGAACCCGAGTTGTCGAGGATCGCAAAGCGCTGAGCCGCGACCAACACCTGAGATTCGACAGTCCCACTGGCGTTGTCCACACCGACACCTATTCCTGCGATGTAGGTGCGGCCGCCGGCCGTGATCTGAGTCTTGATCTGATACGACGCAGCGACGCGTCCGTTGATGTCGGCGTAGGATGCAGCATTCGTCTGAACCGCCGCCGTATTGCTATCGACCTGCGCCTGCACCGTAGTGATCTGCGACGCCGTAGCCGTGTCTGCCGCGATGCGTGCTGCGGCTTCCGTTTGCACCGCAGCTGATAGACTTGCTGCAGTGGATTGAACCTGCGCGGTTACGGTTTCGAATTTTTGCGCCTGCGCCATATCTGCCTCGGCGCGCGCAGACTGCTCAGACCATACCCCTGCATAGACCGTTGTCGATCCGGCATATCCCCCACTATCGCCGGCCATCGGCGGGATAACGACCTGAGCACTCACCTGATCGATGCGCGTCGAAAGCGCTGCGTCGGCCGTGGCCCGAGACTGCTGCTCGGTCGTGATCGCTGCTGCGTTATCGCTTACGCTCTGCTGCAAACCGGGAATCGCATTGACGGGCGTCAGGACATCACTGCCCAACTGCGTCTTCGTGATCGCTCCAGTGAGGTACGCAAGAATCGGAGTCGCATCGCTGCTGCTCTGCCCATTCACACCAGCCCCTGACGGATACCAAGGACCGATGTTTCCGGACGTGTCAACGAGGCGTGCCCAGAAGAAGAACGATTGACCAGCTGCGAGGCCCATCAAACTCGCACGCGCTTGCGGAAAGGCATAGTCCGAGAGCTTCGTCGCAGTGCTGAGGTCGTTCGTCCTGCTGTACCAAATCTCGGTGCGCTGCGTATCGCCAGCAGTACCGTCGGCTGGGAACGTCCAGTCAACCTCGATCGCGAACACCTGCGTGGAGGTCGAGAGCGACGCTACGGCCGGCGGAAGCCCCGTCTTGCCGGTAAGAGTGGTGTCCGCTGAATAGGCCGGAACAGAGGTCACTCCCATCCCGTTGACGGCACGGACGCGCGCGCTGTAGGTGCCGTGGTAGATGCCGGACACCTCAACCTGCAGGCCGCCCGTCTGGTTAGCTGACACCCACTCGCCGTTATCCTTGCGCCACTCCGGAAGGTAGCTCACACCATTCGCAGCAGCATCCCATGCGATGACCATGACGGTCTTGGAGATGCCCTGGTCGATCACCGAGTACGTCGAGAGCCGAACGTTAGCCGGCGGAACCTGTGCCGAGGGCGGGATGACCGTGATCGGTCGAACCTGAATCGCCGCACCATTGTCGATTGCCGCGTACTTGCCGGGCTCATGCTGGGCAGCGTTGATCGTGTACGTGATCTGGTCGTTGTCAGATGCCTCCTGCACGCTGATCACTCGGAACAGCTGCGCATTGAGGGTCGTGTTCTCAAGCATCCACACGGCCCCGACGACTGGATCTGTATCGAAAGCGCTGTCCACCGTGATTGCATCGCCAGCAGACGATCTGACGGTGCGCTTCTGCGCTACGCCAGTGGGCAGGATCGCGGTCAACACGTCACCGGCTGAAACGCTCGGTGCTTTGTCGAGCGTGATCACGGCGCCGTTCACCGCGCGGATGCGGCCACCCATTCTCTTGCCGGCCTTCGCCGGATCCGCGACGGCGATGATTTGCCCAGGTGCGCAGAGCGTACCGTCGAGTCCGACCGAAAACGAAACCGTGTTCGTTTCGTACCTGCTGGTCAGCAGTGTCCATAGCCCCAATCGGTGCGCCTGCCCTTGCGACGTTGTCCCGAACGCGGTGATCTGCGCTTTCGTGACGCCGTAGCGCGCGATCCCGTCCTCATCACGCACATATTCGACAGCCTGCTTGTACTGATTCGCTGGATCGTTCCAACTCACCAGCGCAGTCGTGTAGCGAGTCTTGAGTGCCGAGCCGACGTACTTGAACTGGCCGCCAACGACATTCGCCGCGGTGTACACGTAGACCGGATCGGCCGGCATGTCCGCGTTCGCTACGACTGATCCCGGACCCCAATACGCGATGCCGCGGAACGTAGTCGCGAGATCCTGCAACACCTTGTACGCGTCGGCCTGCGACTGGATCACGCAGTTGCACGTGAACCGGGGTTCCTGGCCGCCCTTCCCGTCTGCGACCATCACGTCGCAATACTGCGCGATCTGATACAGCCCCCACTTGTCGACCATTGATGCGTCGACGTGGTTGCCAAGCCCATAGCGCGCGTTCAGCACGAGGTCGTAGAAGACCCATGCAGGGTTGTTCGACCATGCAGTCTTGAACGTACCGTCCCAAGCGCCGGTATATGCGCGCGTCACCGGGTTGTAGTTGGTCGGGACGCGGATCAACAGACCGTAGATGTCGTAGGAACGCGTCGGCACCGAACTGAACGACTGCGCATCGAACGTGAGGCCGATGAGGGCGCTCATCGGATAGCGCAGCTTGCGATCGATGACTTCGGTGATCGCCTCGATATTGATCGTGTCCGCGATCAGCGAACTATGCGCGTTCGGCGTAATGCGGCGCACACGCACAAGCCAGCTCGAAGTCGCGGCCGGCAATTCGATGCGAACACTGCGCTCGTAGAGCGACGTCGTCTTGCCATCAAACGCACCGGAAACGACCTGCGAGTAAGAGCCGCCGTCGACGGCGAGATCGATCGCATATTCGACTCGGTAGCCCGTAACATTGCCGGTCGTCGCGTCCGACACCTGCAGCGCCGGGACGCCGAACCGCAACCGTACGGCCGTGAGCTGCGTGTTTTGCACCTGGCGAACCCAAGGAGCATCCGACGTCAGCGGCGTGCTGATGGCGATCTCGTTCTCGACGGCGGGGAACCCGGCGAGATAGGTCTGATCCTGCGTGCCCGTACGCGCGTCGAAACTGTAGTTCGCGAAGTTCGTCGAGCCGTCGCTGTTCTGGATTGGCGTGCCGTTCAGATACACGGACTGCAACCCGCTCACAAGACCGCCGATCGGCCCCTCGGACAGAACGTCGAGCACTTTCGCATAGGCGATCGAGTGCAGGCTATCAGGCGACTGCGTTGGCGTGCTGCTCGATCCGCCGCCCTTCGAGCCTTGAATGCGCATATCAGTTCTTGTCCTGTGCAAAAATTCCAGAGCTGATTACCTTCGAGCCGACCACCATGCGGCCGTACACCAAAGGCACCGGCTCGCCCTGCGCCGCACTGTTGACTGGCCCATTGAAGTAGTACGACGTTCCGTTGTTCGGGCCAGCGCCGGCGAGCCCGCTCGTCTGCGGACTCAGCATCTGCATGACGCCGCCGAGCATCATCGAAGCGCCAAGGCCGATCAGCGTCGATCCACCATATGCGCTCGTGAATGCCCCCACCACGATCAGCGCGGCCCCAATGATGGTCTGGAACAGGCCGCCGTTCTTGCTGCCGATCAGGATCGGCGCAATGCGAATTTCATCCCTCCCGACCGGATGCTCGAGCTCGTCTTCGGAGACGTTCCGGCGGCCATGAAACACGGCGAATGTCAGGCCGTTGTCCTTGGCGCCCATCATGAATTTCTCGAATCCGGGAACCGTCACGCACAGCGCACGCATGGCTTCGCGCGTCGACGAGACGGCGATGCGATGCACGCGGCCGAACTTGGTCCCCGCCACGCCATAGAGGCGTACGGTACGAAGCGTGTTGCTCATTGATTACCCCTTGTAGCGCAGCACCGTGTGCAGGGTTTGCGCCCACATGCCGCCCCACACCGTGCGGCCCGATAGGCGCCCGTGCATGTGGTGGATGAATTGGCTGTCGCCGAGATAGACGCCGGCATGGTTTGGCACGCCGTTGCGGCTACGGATCTGCATCAGCAGCACGTCGCCGACTTCGAGCGGCGCATCGTGCCCCACGTCTTCGAACCCTGCGGCTCGGTAGTTGTCGAGATAGAGCGACGAGTGACCGTCATCCCACCACTCATCGCTTCGCTCGAAATCAGGGAGATCAACCCCGCGCTCGAGCCGGTAGTAATCGCGCACAATCGCGTAGCAATCGTGCACGCCATGCACAAACTGGCGCCCGATGAGCGGCGCGATGAAACCGGACGGCCCGAACTCGCACCAGTCATCGATGGCAATCAAGCCATCGGCCTGCACACCGAGCGAAACGATGATCCAGCGCGCGATACCGCTCTGCTCACACATCGCCCTGTCAGCGCCGCTCGGGCGCGCCGGCATGCCTGGATGCGAATGAACGAACGCTGAGATCTCGCCCATATCTTCGGCGCGTGCGTAGTCCTCGCCAGATACCGCCATGTCGTCTTCCGGCTTCGGTGCTCGGTTGATGCATGGCAGATAGACTTCGCCGGCGTCAGTCTGGACGATGAAGCCAACGCACTCGCGCGGGTATTCAGCGAGCGCGTGCGCGGCGATCGAAGCCTTGATTCGTTCGTCCATAAAACAACCCGCCGAAGCGGGTCCAGTAGGTTGCGGCCAACAAAAAACCCCGCACTCGGCGGGGTTCTGTGCGTCATGTGTGGCGCGCTATGCGCCCAAGGCGCGGAGTTGATCGACGAACTCGAGCCCCGGGTATCGCTCCCATATGTCGAGAATGCGACTGATCTGATCACCCGTCAGCACCGCCGAATCGTTGGCCGGCGCCACAATCGGCCCGTACCATCGGACACTGTCGGCCCATGCCTCGGCAAGTTCATGACTGCGCTCGTCGCCAATGTACTGCACACACAGGCCCCAAGGCTGGCGCGCAATTTCGACAGGCTCCGGAGGCCGCCCGGCTTCTTCGATCCAATAAAGCCCCTCGACCGTCGGCCGCTCAGTCGTCCATTTCATCGCATCCACCAAGTCATTTCATTGCGGCTATTTTATGCCCAACATCAGGAAAGGGTATCGCTGAGGAAGCCGCCAAACGGAAGCGGGTTGTTGACGCCGAACCTGCACTCGCATCCACTGGTTCGCTTGCTGCATCGGTCCAGCGCCGGGTCGGTTACAGGGTTGTCACTCGCGTCAAAATAGGCCGTGCCGGTGTATCCGCAATTCGCATCTCGGTACCGCCATTGGCATCCTGATGCGATCTGCCGAGCGGGCACCTGCTGGCCTCCGAAGTCGAGCGCCGACGAGAGCATGAAATCGACCTGCGCATTCGTCTCACCGGACTTTTGCTCGATATACCAGAGCTCCGGCGCCATCTCTTGCGTCGGATCTGCAGTCGGGTTGCCGGACGGGAAATTCACCGAATCCAGATATTTCGTCAGCGTGCGCCGGCGCCGCACCTTCGCGCCGACCATGTCGCCAAGGAAGACGCATAGCGCCGAGATCGTGCCGCCGACGTTTCCGACAGAAAGCGTCGGCGACGGCTGCTGCGCGCTAGACGTGTGCTCGAATCCACTTGCCTGAATTGGCCATGGCTTGTATTCGTTTCCCTGCCACCAGATTGACGTCGACTGAAGATGTCCGTGAAAGCGGAGCATGTCACCCCCGATAGCTGTGCAGTCAACCTCAAATAGCTCGACGAGACGCCCTGGCTCGAGTTGATGAATGTCTCCGGTGATCGTCATGCTTTCTTCCCTTCGAGCGCGGCGATACGCGCGATCGCAACCTGAAGCTGCTCGCTCAGTTCCATCACGCCAGCCAATGCAACCGCGCTCGCGTTCGAATAGTTGAAGCCGAGGGCTTTCCGCGTTTTTGGTTGTGCAGCATCAGCGATCGCTTCGCCCACCTCTCCAGCTCGATTGCGAACGATGAAGTTTCCGTCATCGTCGATGTCTGAGCCAGTCTCGACGACAAGCTCTGGAAAGTCACCCTGCCACTCCTGTGCGATCACGCCGATATTCGCCGCAGCGCTCTCGTCGGACTTCAGTCGATACGATACTATCCGCTTTCCCCGAAGCCTATTGAGCACGCTGGATACTTCAGAAACGTCCGTCTTCAGCGCTGCATCTGACGCTTGGGTGAGAGACGCACATGTGATCGAGAGATAGCCGCCAGAGTCGTAACGAATTGCCTGGAACGCGCCGCTACCCTTGTCGAGCAACCAGATACCACCGATACCGCCTGAGTTGAAACCAATGCCTGCCTGGCCAGGCCCGGAGATATTTACTTGAGCGGTTAAATATGTATTTCCATTCGCTCCGGAAAAGTTTGCATTCCCCGTGAATGCAGATGTTCCGGAAAACGTCTTGGCGCCTGAGATAGTCTGCACGGTGTCAATCGTTGCAGGGTTCGCGAGGTTTCCGTTATCCCATGGCGTCTTTCCGGAGAATGTCGGGCGCAGTGAAAAGGTTGCTTGCCCCGTAACGCCCAGCGTGCCGCCAACTGTCACGTTACCTGTGTATGCCGCGCTCACGCCGGAATACGCACCCGCCGCTGAAATGGCGGCCTGCCCACCTATGCCGAATGAAGCGCCCCCAGCGAAAGCGGATAGTCCCGTAACGCTAAGAGTACCGCCCACCGTTTCGTTTCCGTTGACCACCTCGTTATCGCCGTTCGTGCGCCCGCGCATCAGAACCGACCACGCGTGCACACCGTCCGTGTCCATCAGCACAGACTCGCCTGGATTGAGCTTCGAAAGTGCAACCGTGTCTCCGGAGCCAGTCGCGATCGCGAGCGTCACGACAGTCGTGCCGATATTGCGCAGAAGCGTCACCTGATCAGCGGCGCATGTCGAGGCTGCCGGCATGTTTATCGTGGCAGCGCTCGTCAGGTTGATATTCACACGCTTGCCGACGTGTGCGTTCGTCAGCGCCTGCGCTGCTGTGATCACCGCAGACGACGCGAGCGCCGCTTGCGTATTAAGCACGTCGACGTTCGAATTCACCTTCGAGAATGCCGAGCGTGCAGTATCGCCGTCTGAGCCGGCTGGCGCCGTGCCCAGATTGATTTTTTGAAGTGCTGTCATGATCCGAGGTCGAATGTCTGCGTGAACGTCGCCGTCACGGCATACGTGCCGTTATCCGGGATGGAGTCGGCGTATGTTTCGCACTTGAAAAGCAACTGCTGTCGCAGCGGCGGAGTCCAATAGAACCCGATACCGACGTGCGCATCAAGGAAAGCGAGAATCGCCGAGATCGTGTCAGCCCCACCGACGAACTGCACCGCGTACGACAGCACACGACTGTTGATGCCGTCCGGAACGGTCTGCTCGTACCCATCGCCGAATTGCGACTTGCGCACGCGCAGCTTTGTCGTTCCAGCATACTGCGCGACGGTGGGAACCCAAATAAAGGTGTCAGGCATTTAATTCAATCCGTTCTGTAGCTTCCAGAGCACGCCGCCCTGCCTACGCTCGTTCTGCAACAAAGCCTGAACAGCCTGCTTGATCTTCTTGGACAGTTCGGCGCTGTTTTGCTGTTCGGCAGCGGACGTTCCATTGCCGCCCGTTACAGTGACCGGGGCGTCGACGATGACCGTCATGCCGTTGCTGGAGCTACCCGAAACCGGCGTCGAGGAACCGACGTAGCCACCCGTCGCGAATCGCGGTGCGGCCGCAACCGGCTGCTTGCCGTTGATCGCCTCGAGCAAGCCGCGGTACTTCGACGTCGCAGCGGCGTTCACCACGAATTCGCCATTCGACAGGCGAGCCATGATGCTGTCGCTAGTGCCGCTGCCAGGGCCGGTGATGTATCCGCCGTCTGCATGGCCGGTGCCGAACCCGTTCGTCAGATTGATCATGTTGTCGAGTGAGTCACCCGGCAACGCGCTCGAGACGGGTGCGGCAACACCGGCATTCGCCCCGAAGAAGCCGCCGATCAGAGAACCACCGATCGACGCGAAGTTTCCGAGAAGCCCACTGATCGCCGCCTTTGCCGACATGCGCGCGAGGTCCGCGATTATCGAGTTCACCAGCGACGTGAAGCTGAGCTTCCCGGTTTGCGTGAAGTTGACCCAGGCCGACTCCATACCGTTCGTCACGGTATTGAACAGTTGTTCGGTCTGCTTCATCTTGTTTTGCGACTCGTCCATATAGTTCGCAAGCGCGGTCGACGCGCCGTTGATCCAGTTCGCCTGTTTAAGCTTCAGCGCGGCGTAGTACTCGTCGTAGTCCTGCAGGGACTGTTGCAGCCCGGCCTGAATCTCGCCGACCGCCTTTTGGTAATCCGGGCCGCCGATCAGCTTCTTCGGCGTCGCCTTGTCAAGCTGCTCCTGCAGGCGCTGATATTCCTTGTAGATGGACTTGATGGCCTGGACGTTCTTCAGGGCGTCCGCACCCATCCCGATCGCGCCCAGCTCGCGCGAATACTGCTCAGATTGGCCTTTCTGGAATGCCGCAATGGATTGAGCCAGCTGCGCGGAACGCTCCTGGAGCTTCGCCACATCCTCGCGGTGCTTCACCTCTTTCTCGAGTTCGATGTTCTTCTGCAACTGAATGCGAATCTCGACCTGATGCCCGATCAGGCTTTTCTGATCCTCAGTGAGCGTCTTGCCCTTCCAGTCGCTGATCTGCTGGTTGAACTTGGCGAGCTCCTTTTCGGCGTTCGTCAACTTGTCGGTCGTGGCCAACTGCGACTGCAGTTCTGCGGCCTGATCGCGCAGTTGCTGCAGGAACTTCGTCGCAGCGTCGTCGTGATACGCCTTCGGATGCGCGCCGTTCTCACCCTTCGCGAAATTGATCTGGTTGGTACCCGTTTGCCCCGGCAAATGCGCATCGGGCGCGGTCGTGTCCGACCATAACTTACGCATGAATTGCGAATAGCCTTCGCCCTGCTTCTTGAGGTTTTCATACCCGACCTTCGCCGAGTCGTAGGCCATCTTGAACTGACCCGACGACGCGTAATACGTCACCATCGCAGTGGTCGCGATGACCTCGGATACCTGCTCGAAACCGACCACGACGGTAGCGATCGCGGAGGCCGTGGCCTTCATCACGACGCCTACCGCGTTGTAAAAGTCCATCATCAAGGGCTTCATCGCGACGTTGCCGCTCAGCGCATTGGTGAGGTTGATGATCGTCGGCAGGAGCTGGGCCTTCGCGCTCAGCGTCAAGGCGTCCATCTTCGCCTTCGACAGATCCATCTGCTCCTTGAGGGCGGCCATCTTGGCGATCGTCTCGCCACCGATCACGGCACCGGATTCAGCGGCAGCGGCGCGAAGCGCATCAAGGCCAGCCCGCCCGCGATCGAGCAACGGAATCAGGCTTTCGCCGGATGCACCGAACAACTCGTTCGCGACGGCGGCCTTGGCTGCCCCGTCCGCCGACTGATGGAACGCGTCGGCAATCTTCGGGAGCAGCTCGTCCGGGCTGTTCTTCTTGAGGTCCGCAAGCGAAATTCCGATCGCAGCGAACGCCTTTGCGGAATCCTTGTTCCCGTTGATCGCCTTGTTTTGCGCTTCACCGAGGCCAGCCAGGGACTTTGTCGCCTCCTTCGTGTCGACACCGACAGACTTCGTTGCGAAGGCCCATTGCTGGATGCTGTCGGTCGAGACGCCCGTCTTCTGGTGCAGGGTCTCGATCTGCTCCCCATAATCGGCGAGGACTTCGCGTGCGTGGTAGACGGTTGCCGCTGCGGACGCGATAACGGCGATGAACGCGCCGACCGAGAGCACGCTCTTGGTCATGAGCATCGACATCGCATCCGTACGCTCACCAAGCACCATGAGGGAGCCGCCGAAATTCTTCCAGTTTCCCTGCGATGCCTCATGCGCCAGCACCAACAACTCGCGACGCGCCCCGACCGTGTCCAAGCTGAACTTGTGCATCGCCTCGCCGGACGCGCGCGCTTGCTCCTCTTGAGCTTTCAGCCTCTCGATCATTGGCGCGGCCTGCGTGGCGAGACCGGCTTCGGCCGCCTTCATCTCGAGGATTTCTGCAGTCGACTTACCAAACGTCTTCACGCGCTGCTCTATGGAGTCAAGCAGCGCCTTATTGGATGCAGCTTTCGCCTCCTCGATATTCACCAGCCGCTGAGCTTCGGCCTGCTGCTTTAGCGCCGCCTCCGCAGCACGAATCTGCGCAATATGCGGCGCAGCGTCAGCGGACACCCCTCGCTTTGAGGCTTCATACTCGAGCGCGTCCGTCGACGACATGCCCATCGTATCCGCGCGTGATTTCAATGAGGATACAAAGCCCTGATTTGCCGCTGCTCTAGCCTGCTCTGCATTGAGCTGCTTTTGCGCGTCGGCCGCTCGGCGGGTAGCGGCGTCGATCGCATCCATCCTTTCCAGATACGGCTTGATCGACTCAGAGATACCCATGAATGCCGCGCGCTGCTCGAGCAGTTGCCTCGAGCTCATTCCATAGGTATCGGACATCCTGCCGATCTGCTGCACGAGAGCATTGATCGAGCGCGCGCTCGCGTCGCTCCCGTTCTGCACTGCCTCAGCAATTGCTTGTTGAGCCGCCTCGGTGCGCGCAGCCGCTTGCTCATGAGACGCAACATATGCGTCCATGCTGCGTCGCCCGCGCTCGACACCCGCTTCGACGCCGCTCGCATCAACAGAGACACGGATCAGGGTTTCCTTATCTGCCACCGGTCAGCTCCGATACTTTCTGTTGGATTGCGGCATCGACTGCTTCGGCTGCCGCCGTCTTCTTCGCCTCGTACGAGGGGCGCAGAAATGGCTTAGGTGCCATTTTTGACGTCCCTAGCTCGACGAACTTCCCATAAAAGGCATCCTTGCTCCATGTCACCACGTAGGAGGCGAACTTCCCATCGACAGACTGCTCCTTGTCGTATGCAATCAGCAGGTTGTCCCTGAGAAACCCTGGGTAAATTTTCGTCCCCTTGCGCTCGTACTCGCGAACAGCTAACGGAACACGCAACTTCATTTCGTCGAAGTAGATGCGCGCGCCAGCAACAGCCGCTTGCCTCAGCACCGACTCGGAAGCGATGTTGTCAAGCGCCCGGATTGCGTCGGTCAACGCCTCCGAGTTCTCGATCGAAAAGGTTTTAGCCATGGCGCGCTGGTGACATGCTCATGAGAATCAGCTGCGATTGCGCCTCGGGATCGTCGAGCAGGATCGGCTCGGGCTCCTTCTCCGATGCGCGCCGATCGTTCCACGTGATGAAGTGAAGCGGCTCAAACGGATCCGGCCGCTTTTCCGTGTCGCGGTTGACGTTCGCGACCATCGACGCGATCGTGCCGGCGCGGAGGTCGTCGATATGGCTGCCCCATGGCTCCATGTCGAAAAACGCCATCCATTCGACGAATTCCGCGCTCGTGATGCGCTGCTGCAGCTCGCCTACTGTGCAGCCGAGATGGCCGGCAAGGCGGAACCAGAATCGCCGCTCGGGGCGGCTGCGGAGTTTTTTGCCGCATCCTCCACCGCCGTCGCGGTCATGCCGTTGATCTTCATCGCGGCGTCCGCGATTCGGTCGAGCACGGCGCTGCCCTGCGCGCGCAGCGCGTCAATATCGCCATCGTCGAGCACCGGCTGGCCGGCATCGTCAACGACAGTCGCCATCAGCAGCTGAGCCTGCGATTCGCTGATCGCGTTCTTGTCGGCGCCGTCGCGCGCGGCGTAGAACGCGTCGCGTGCCGCGCCGGTCATTTCTGCGACGATGACCGTCACGCCGTCGCCCCATTCGGGCACATCAACGCGGTCGGTCTTGAGGTGCGGTGCAGCGAGGATCGTCGCCTTGTTGTCTTTCGAGAAAGTCGTCATGGTGTAGATCAATTCCTGATAGTGAGCCGCAACCGCGCGTTACGCGTCGGTCCAGAGGCCGGTGATGATGAGGTTGGCGGTCGACGTCACGACCTTGTCGACGCCGCCGTCCCACGGGAACGATTCGACGTACGCCGGAAACGTACGCGTCTTGCCATTCGGTAGCGTCAAGCGGAAGTTCGTGATTGCGCCGGTGAGGAAATTGGCGCGCAACGCCTGTTGACCGGGGTCGGTCACATCGATGTCGACATCGACGCTGAATTGACCCCCGTCCACCAGACCGGGGCGCGATTCCTTCATCGCGCTGTCGAGGTTGGTCACGTCGATCTTCGCCGGCTTGCCATCGAAGCCCTTGAACGCCTTTGCGTTCTTGACCTTGACCCAGGTATTTGGCGTCGCCGTGCCGCCGCTGGTATAGGCGGTGCCCCCCGTCGTATCGACGTCGACGGCATACGTCCCGGCCGTGACGTTCTTCACAGTCGCCGTGACGCCGTTCAGGGTCGTGTTGCCGAGCAGGCCGGCGAACGTGACGATGTCGCCGTTCTGGAAGCCGTGTGCCGACGACGAGATGATCGTCGGAAACCCGAGCGCCAGACCGGAGATGTTCTTCGGCGTACTGACGCCCGAACCTTGGATTTCAATCTTCGAACCCTGCGCCGAAACTGCGGTGGATCCCATGTCCATACCTCTCAAAAGAAAATGCCCGCTTGCGCGGGCCGGGGATTACGGGGTGAACCAGATCGAGAAATCGAGGCGCGATCCGCGCAGCTTCGTATCTGCCTCATAAACACTCGCTGGCGCGCCGATGCTCGTAGCGTTGATCGGTGGCCCGGTGAGCGCTGCAATCACGGCCTGCATGAGCCGACTCGCGCCGGCGCGATCGTCAGCCCATACATTCAGCTGCATCCGCGAGTTCTGCAGCGCGACGGTGTCGTCGAGGTAGTTCGCCGACTGACCGCCGGCCGCCATGTACGTGATGTACGGTCGCGCCGTTCCTTCTGGCGCGACATCCGGAAAGCAGCGGTGCGTCCCATCGCCATTCGCGACGAGAGACTTCAGTGCGCCGACGACGATCAGCTCGGCCGACAGCGGATTCGCTACGATTGCGCCCGATGGATCACCCATGGTTCGCCCCCACGCTGCACGCCAAGTCGACATATCGCCGTCCGGCGTAATCCGGAAGCACAGCCTCGATGTTGAAGATGCCGCCGTCGTACAGCACGCGCATCGCCGCGGTGACGTCAGTCCGCCAGCGGATCCGCATGCTTACCTGCGCCTTGCTGATTTCCTCGCCGGAGTTGACGTATTCCTTGCCGGTCGAGGCGAGCAGATATGCAGGCACGCCGGCCGCGACGTCGACCCAGCTCGTCAACGGCTGACCGAGATCGTCCTGACCGGCCTGCTTGACCTGAATCGTGATGCGTCGGTTGAAATCTCCCGAGCGCATCAGGCGTACCCCCAGATACGGTACGGATCGAGCAGCTGGTCGACATACGGCAGATCGTGCGCCTGACCGCGGTTGAGGATCGCCACCTCTTCGCGGTTCTCGTACAGCGTCGCAACGCGCACGAGGATCCACGACTTGATCCCTGCGGGAACATCAGCCGCATCGCCATAGCCAGCCGTGAAGCTGATCTGCACGGCGTTTGTCGTGTTCAGCGTGTCGGGCCAGTACGTTCCCGTCTTCGGTGTCAGCACGCCCGGCTCGCTCACGTTGTCGACGACGTACAGCGACGAGTCCATCGTCTGCTGAACGCCGAGCGCATCGATGTATTTGACCGCGTCCACCGACTGCAGGCGCGGGAACGGGATGTCGATCTTGCTGCCGCGAAAGCGGACCGCGTAGTTGCGCATCGTCATCCACGCGGCCGGCAGCTGGTCAACCGGCACGTATCCGGGAATCACTCCGTAGTACGTGTAGAACGGAAACGCGTCGAGGAACAGATCCCACTTCTGCGTAACGAACACGCGCCGGCAGACAATCTCCGCATGCACGCGCGCAGCGCTGATGAGCAGCGAGATCAGCGTATCTTCGGACGAGTCGATCACGCGGAGGTGTAGCTTCGCCTCCTCCAGCGTGACCGGCTCCTCCGCGGGCGCCTGTGTGAGCCTGATCCCCATGCCTTACGCCGCCGGATCCTGGGCCGCGCCGTCCGCTTCGGCCTGCTTGTTCTCGATCACCGATGCCGCAAGTTCCGCCGCCGCATCCGGATCGGCGAGAGCGACCACTTTTGCGCCCTGCTTCGTGGCGTATTCGACCGCGTCGGGATGGTTGTCGACCGCGCCGGCGTCCGTGAGTGCCTGGATGACCTTCTCCGGGCCCTCGACGAGCTGCTCGCATTTGAAGCCGAGGCTCTCGTTGTCCGAAAGCGCGCGCGCACGCGCGGTTTGCGTCTTTGCCATGATTTACTCCGGGAGGAAGAAGAAGCGGCGAACCGAAGTCCGCCGCGCTCTGAGCAGCAGCGCTTACGTCGCCGAGTTGGCGTATGCCTTGACGGCGCCGCCGGCGTCGATCAGGTTGCCGCCGGTCCGGAGGAAGCCGACGAAGCCGATCTGGCCGTTCAGCGTGAACGCCGAGTCGGTCATGCGGAAGATCGTGAGATCCATCACGTCGCGGATGACGTACTTGTTGAGCTGGCCGAACAGGATCGACTTCGCGTTCGCGGCCATCACCGGCATGTGCTGGTTGATGTAGATCGGGCGGCCCATCAGGCGGTCCGGAGCGCCGCCGTTGATCATCGCGTCGGCCTCGTAACCCGGCACGAAGATCGGGCGGTTCTGGGCGTCCTTGATCTTGCGAACGACCTTCACCGACGAGTCATGCATCATGTAGCCGACGCCCGGCATGCTGCGGTATGCCGGGTCGACCGAGTGCTCGAGGTCGACGAAGTCGTCATAGATGACGTTGAGCGTCTGACCGGTCGCGCCGATCTTGCCCGTGCCGACGGCCGTGACGATGCCGTTCGGTTGCGTCACGCCGTCGCCGATCGTGAAGTGCCGGTTCTGCACGCGGCCGAGGCGCATCGCCAGCAGGCTCTGGATATACGCCTCGATGTCGATGAAGCTGTCCTGCACCAGTTCGAACGGCAGCGCGATCTTCTTCGAGCTGTACTTGAACACCGACAGCTGCAGGTTGTTGAACGTGGTGTCGAGGCCACTCACCGGGCTGTTCTGACCGACGATTTCGCCTTCCTCGCTCGTCGGATCGGTCGTCGGGAAATTCATCGTCGCGCCGGTGGCGGTACGGATCGCATGCGATACCTGGCGCATACCACCGTAGGCCCGCATCGCGATTTCCAGCGAACGCTGGTACTCGGTCGCGACCGTGAAACCGCCCTCCGTGGTCGTCGTCGTCGACATCGCGTTCCGGATGTCCGGCGTCTGGCGAGCGAGCATGCGCACGCGGTCTTCGTCGGCCATGTTGGAGACGCCGCCGGCGAGGAACGCGCGGAGCGCCCGCGATTCGTCGCCATGCTGCGCCGGATTCCGCGTCGCCGCGTTGCGCGCTGCAGCTTCGATCGCTGCGGGATCATCGGCGGCCAGCTGCACACGGCGGTTCTCGCGCGCGATGTCGGCGTCGATCGCCTCGATTTCGGCCAGGATCGCATCCATGCGCTCGGCGTCGGCCGCCGGCATGCGCTGGTCGGCGGGGTACTTGTTGTTCAGCTCGTTCGCTTCCTTCGCCTTCTGGTTGCGCAACTCGCGCAGCTGTTGCAGCTTCATGTGACTCTCTCCGTTCAGGGTTGACCGCTCGCGCAGGTCGTAGGGACGAAAAAAAACCGCCCGAGGGCGGCTGATCTCAGTTGCGCGAGGCGCGTCACTGATGGTTGATGCAGTTCAGCATGCGGAGGCGCTGTTGCTGACGCTGTCGATGCTCGGCGGTGATTGCGTCGATGCTCTCGGGCTGCTGCCGCGCTTCCGGCTTCGGCGCGTTCGCGTACGCGCTCAGATCCCAGGACGCCTGAACCTTCTCGGCGCTTTCTGCGATTCGGTCGGCCAGGCCGATTTCGACGGCCTCTTCGGCCGTGAACCATGTTTCGGCTTGCATCAGCGTCTTCATGTCGTCAGCGCTCTTGCCCGAGCGCTTCGCATACTGACTGGCGATGACGCCGTCCGTCTTGTCCAGCAGCGCCGCCACGGCCGTCATATCGGCCGAGTTGCCGATGGCGATCGTCCATCCGCAGTGAATCATGTACATCGCGCCGTCCGACATCTCGACCTCGTCGGCGGCCGATGCGATGATGGTTGCCGCGCTCGCGGCGTAACCGTCGATGTGCGCGATCACCTTGGCGCCGGTGTCGCGGATTGCCGCACAGATCGCCTGCGCCGCGAACACGTCACCGCCCGGCGAGTTGATCCGCAAATGGATCGTGCCGCCGTTGATCGCGCGGATCTGCGGAACGAGCGACTGCGCCGAGACGCCACCCCACCATTCCGCCGTATCGTCGTCGGGCACGATGGCGTCATAGATATAGATGGTCACGTCATCGCCCTGCACCGCGAACGCGCGCGGGCGTCCCTGCCGACGATTCTTCGCCAACAGTTGAATCAGCTTGCTCATGATGCTCCTTCGTCAGGTTGACCGCCCGGCTTCGGCGCCGTCTCGGTCGCCGGTGCGGGTTCAGCCACGTTCGCCGTTTGGGCGACCCCGCTGTTGATCGTGTCGCCGCCCTCCACGGGAGGCAGAAGCTTAATGTGGCGGACCTCGTTTTGAGTCATCCAGCCGGGTTCGCCAGCGCGGCCGAGCGCGATTCGGAGCGCTTCGTTTTCACTCTTGAGATCGCCTCGCTCCATGCCTGAAACGTCGAATTCGACGAAGAATTTTTGCCGAGTCGGCCACAATTTCCGGTTGAATTCCTGCTCAAACTTGCGCAAATCGCGCAAAAGCGTGAATTTCACGAAGCCGCGCCCCATGTTTTCGAGGCCACTTCCCCACGACGTCGTTTTCTCGGTAGATCCGACCATGAACGGCGGAACACCGAGCACCCGGCAGATCTCCTCGAGGCCCCATTTGCAGGTGTCGAGGATTTGCGCGTCAACCGGCGACATGGTCAGTTCCTGAACCTTCAATCCGCCGGTGAGGATCGCCGGAAGGTGCGAGTTTGCGACGCCGCTATGGCGCTCGCCCCATGTCGCGCGGAGAAGCTTCGCTTGCTCCTCTGTCATGTTGCCGTCGGTCGTCAGCGCGAAGTCCGGGCGGGCTCCATTCGAGAAAAATCGCGCGCTGTACTCAGCCGCCGCGAGCGACGTCCCGACAGACTGGCGAGCTGCATACGTGATCGGGCTCGGGCTGCGAATCCCGTCGTAGCCGAGGCTCGGGATATGGATGATGTCGGCCGGATGCAGGATGTACTCGGCGCCGACAAGTGGCTGCACGCGGTAATACAGATCGCCTTGACTGTCGCGGAACGGGAAAACGCGCAGCGGGTGGTGCGCCTTGAATCCCGTCACCAGGTTGCTGCGAAACGACGGGCGCACGATCTCAGCGAAACAGTCGCCGTAGAACAGCCGGGCCGCGACCATGTACTCCCAGAACACCGCCGCGGAAACGTCCGCGTCGGGCTGCTCATTCAGGAGCCACCAATACGGATGCTCGACGCGCTCCCGGCCCGTCGCGGTGCGCTGATAGACCGGCATCGGCAGAGTCGAGATCGCGCCCGCGATCAACGCGACGCACGCGTAGACCGCCGACACCTTCATCGCGGTCGTCTCGCTCACGACCGGGCCGGCGTTGCTGATCGCACCGCCACCGATGATGTTCGCCAGCTCCTGAACGGTAAGGCTCTGGCGCGTCTCGTTGATGTTGTTGATGCGCCCCGTCGCCTCGGGCCCATGCTGCGCGCGCCAGGCATTGAGCACCGACGAACCCGGCGTCCGGGCCTTCGCCTGCGCTGCCTTGAATACCGCTTCGCTCATAGGATCACAATTCCAGGTTTCGGTGCCGACTGCGGATTCAGGCTGATCAGGGATACCGCGTTGAAGGTCGCCATCAGCGGATCGATCTTCGCGGTGCCGCTGGCCTGCTTGGTGATCAGGATCGCGTTGCCGCGCGGCTCGACGCGCGCGTTGCCGACGCACCAGTTCATCAGACGCTGACCGCCGTGAAGCAGGCCGCCTTCGGCGAGCTTCCGCTCGGTCGTCTTGATCGCGCCAGTGAGTTTCCAGCCCTGCGAGATCGCGAGCACCTTGTCCTCAGGAACATCGGCATCGACGAGTGCGTCAAGGATCGCGCCAATCCCCGCAGGGTCTACGCCGACTCTGTCGAGCAGACCGGACCGCTCGCACTGCGCGACGTACCCGGCCAGCTCGTCGACGTCGTCGCCGATCACCTCGACGAGTGTTAGGTCGCCATCCTTCGAAAAGTCCTCGAAGCGTGCGGCCTCGGCCTTGCGTCGCTCGAGCACCGATGGATGCGCCCACGCGTGCGTCCAGAGGAGCCAGTTTCCTGTACCGGTCTCGCGCCCGGCCACGGCCAGACCGAGCAAGTCGTCGAGGCCGCCGCCGTCGATGCCGACGTCGATCACCTCGGACCGGGCAATCAGATCCTCGAGCGAGAGCCGCTGGATGCCTTGCCTCTCCCAGTAATCGGCGCCAGCCCACCGGTCCGACCGGAGCGCGAGCCCGATTTCGACGTTGGCGTGCTTCGCGAGGAAGCCGCGGAACGACTCTTCGCCGCCCTCCTTCGCCTTGCGGAATTCGCGCTCCAGAAACGCTTGGTCGACCGAGTAGCCGAGGTTCGGATTGACCATCCCAAGGTTTTCGGAGAGCAGGTGCTCCTTCCGCTCGACCATGTCCGGCGGATGCTCGAAGATCACCGGCACGAAGCACGGATCGTGAATCTTCCCGTCGCGCACGTCGCGCGCATAACGCAGCTTCTGCAGGAACACGCCGGCCGGCGGATCATCCGATTGCGTCGTGAGGTAGATCACGAACCCTTCCGGACGCGATGCCAGGCCGCCGATCGCTTCGCGCAGCATGTTCTCGGCATTCGCCTGCTTGCCGAACAACCACACCTCATCAACCAGCGTACCGACGCTCTTCTTCCCGCCGACCGTGTTCGAATCGGCCGCCACCACCTTCAACGTCGCGCCAGTCGTTCGGTGCGTGATCGTCTTGATGTGCGTCTGCACCTGGAAGAGATCGTCGAGCTCCTCCTCATGCTTCACCATGTCCCGGCTCGGCGCGAAGCTGTTGTTCGCGACCTCGATCGTCGGGGCGAGGATTGCGTACTCCGCCGACATGCGCCAATTCAGGATCATGGCCGTCATCATGATCCCCGCGGCAAGCGTCGACTTGCTGTTCTTCTTTGGGATGCAGACGAACCACTCAGTAATCAGGCGCCGGCCGCTCTCCGCGTCATAGGCACCGAAGATCGATGCGACCAGATCAAACACCCACTCCGCCGACGATTCGCCGAACGTCGGGCTACCCGGCGCGTCGACGATCTTCAGCTCCTTGAATACAGCGAGCGCCTGCTCGGCCTGCTCCGGGAAGATCGGCGGCGGAATGATCGACCTCCCCGACTTGAGCCGTTCGGCCCAGTCCGGACATGCGGTTGACCATTCCATGCATCACTTCCTGTTGTTGACGACGAGCTTCGGGGGCGTCAGTGCGCCGAATTTGCTGGCCGCCTTTTTCGCGGCCTCCGCTTGCGCATCCTTCTTGCCGCCCTCGCCGAGCTTCTGGTGCATGAACGGCATGAGGGACTTTGCCGCGTCGATCCGCAGCTTCGGCTCGGTGAGCTGATCGTTCATCGCCGCGAGCAGGAAGTCTTTCGGATCCTTGTAAGTGAGGATCGCGGCCAGATCGAACCCGGCGGCGACCGCCGCTTGCGTGACCGGGTCGTCTCCCGCCGGCGGTGCCGACTTCCGCTTCGGCGCGGGCTTCTTTTTGCGCTCCGCGAGGTACGCGGCGACGTCCTTGTCTTTAACAAGTCGCGATCCGGCCGCCGACGCCGTCTTAGCGCTGTAGCCGGCCGCGATTGCCGCGTCCCTATTGGACTTCCCGGCTAAAACGGCATCGGCGAATAGCCTCTTTTTGCCTGTTAAAGCCATTAACAAAATCCTCCAGGGGCGATTTTTTCTCCGCGTGGGAGGTCGGGCGGTGTCCCGCGATGTGCAACGCCAGACTTTCGACACCCCCTGCCTCAAATGCGAATCGATCGCACTCAAATGCCCGTCGAGCGGGTGCGCGCCTCCCCCGCTGTCTTTGCTTTATGACAGTCGTCGCAGAGCAGCTGCAGGTTGCCGTCCTCATTGCTGCCGCCCCGCTCGAGCGGCACGTCGTGATCAACCTGATCGCGCCACGGCAGCCACACGCATCCGCAGCCCTGACATTTGAACTGCTGCGCGACAGCGATACGCTGCCGCGTCTTGACCCATCGACTGCCACGGATGCGCGGCGTCGTGCCCGCCTTGGCTTCGAGCATCGGAACGCGCGTCGCCGTGAGCGTCTGCACGCGCGGCTTGAGAGTCGTAAGCTTGCGGCTCATGCGCAGGTCAGACGACCAGATACAGCGTCGCAAGTAGAGCGATCACGAGATTCATGGCTAGGCTGTAGAATCGTTGCGCCGGAAGGGCCGGCACCACACAACGGAGAATTAAATGGGTCAGTTTTCGTCGAGCGGCGCAGGGCAACTTACTAAGGAAGTGATCACCGCAGCATTCTCAGAGGTCGGAGCAAAGCTCCTTGGCCCTGGTAGCAGCAGTTTTGCCGAAGCGAATGCGAAGACAGATGCTCTCTACCTGAGCACCTTGATCAACGAGTTGTACGCGCAACTGAAGGGTGGAAATACCAACACGTAAAGAAAAAAGCCCGCTTGCTTTCGCTCGCGGGCTTCGTGTTCGCACCATTGGTACGGTATATGAAAATGGACTATATGGCGGGGATTTCCGCCAGTCAAGAAGTTTTCGAGATGAGCATGCCACTTTCGTCGAGGCGCTCGCTCAGCTTCGTCAGTCCGTCCCTCTCGAGATCCTTGATGTAACGCCGGATCGCTGCCGCGTGACGTTCCGCCGTGCGCGGCGGAATCCCAAGGTTCTCAGCAACGATGGTGACGTTCTCCTTCTCGCCGAAGTACTTCATGATGACCGCGCGCCGAAACTCCTTCACGGGTGGAACAGGCGTCAATGCCTCGCCGACGTGATCTGCAAGTTGGCTAACCGCCTCATCAAATTGCCTCGTGATCTTCCAGCCGCGGCAGCATGCGAACCCACAATTGCATTGCTCGCTTCGCTTGATCTTGCTCGACACAAGCGCGACGAGCTGCCAGTAGTCGAGTCGGTGCAGTTCGGCGAACACCATGCCCGCCTGGCCGGCGCCGTCGAGGCCGATCAGGCCGCGCCCGCTTCCGTATGCACCGCGCTGCAGGATCTTCGCCATCGGCGACAACGCGTATTGCTGGTCACTGTAGTTGCATGCGAAAACGATCGCCTCTTGCGGGCTCTTGAATATGCCTTCGTGTTTGACCGCTTGCATGCTGGCTCCTTGTGTTTTCATCAATTTCGATTTTTCGTTTTGCCTGCGGGACGTCAGAACACGACCGTGAAGTTGATTCCGTAATACGACAGCCACTCGACCAACTGCCATCTGATCGCCTGCAGTCGCGGGAATGGAAACTCGATCTGCTGCGGCTTTTCCGGCTCACTCTGGCCGACGAGCGGGCAGCCTTCGAACGCGATGAGTGTCGCGCCCGTGAGGCTGTCGATGCGTTGCGCGCTCGTTTCACGCAGATGAGTCGGCACGTCGGCGATGTCGATGTATGCAAATGCGGTCACGCGTTTTCCTCCACATTCCATTCACGGTCGCCGCTCGCGAGAAACGGCGCGAGGGTCTTTGCATTCCAGTTCACCGGCACCTCAACCGGATATGTGCCGTCCGGATTCCACGCATGCGGCGCCGCCTGATCGCGGTACTTGTCCGGCACGATCACATCTGCGTAGATCCACGCCGGCACTGGCTTCGATGGAATCCCCTGACGAACCGGGCCGCGCAAGCGGACCGCACGGCACTCAAACGTCGCCCAATTCGCGCGGTAGTGGCGCCAGTGGCGCACGGCCGGTAGAGCCATCTTCACGACAAGTCGCACGCTTCCTCCTCAATTCCCATCTTCCGGGCGCGCACCTGCACCCATTCTTCAAATGCCAGATCCCACACGTCGAACTTGACCTGCCTCGGCGTGCCGACGCGGTTCTGATCGATCCATGCGTGGCACCGCATGCAGCCCGGAACCGTGAATTCGTTTTTCGCCTTCAAGTTGCCAGCCTTGCCGTGGCGCCCTTGATTTGAATGGCACGGAACCACCGTCTCGTCGAGCGGATTGAGCCGGCAGACGCCCGGCACGCGGAGATAGCACGGCTCGCCGCGACAGGCGGCCAGATACTTCGCGCCCTCGGCGACGGTGGGCTTCTTGATCCGGCTCTTGATCGCGGTCCGGCGCTCGAGCGTCGCGCGAGACGGCAGGCTACTGAACGGCGAATTCGTCTTGCGCTTGAAGCCGGTCGACTTCAGCGGCGTCTTGCGCTGCAGCGGTGCAGATCGCTTCAAGCTGTCACCTCGTCGCGCCGCTGCTCGTGCTCGATCTCCGGCTCGCCGCGCAGCGGCGTCAAGCACTCGTCGCAAATACCCGTGATCTTGTACGAGCAGCCCGCATGCCGAAGCCAGATTGGCTCCTCTATCGTCCAGACCGCCTGCTCGTCGGCGGTCGTAACGCGCACGATGCGGCCGAGCACTTTCTTCTCGATCGCCGTGCGCGCGCCGCGGGTCACGATAGCCAGATCACCCGGTTTGCAATTCATGCCGCCTCCATCCGCTCGATCGCGTCCGAGCTCAACACTGGAAATTCGCCCGCGAGGCCGACCAGGTGATGCGCCTGGTACACACGCAGGCTGAGACCGCGCGCCACCACGTGCTCGACGTTCGCTCCACGGGATCGCTCCCAGCCCGGCAGCAGCGCGATACCGTCGCAGTCGACCAGTTGTTTGATGTCAGCTCGCATGCATGAGAGCCAGTCGGCACCCGAATTCGCATTGATCTCAGCCGGATTCACGATTTGGAAGCCCAGGCCACGCAGGCGGGATGCCTCGGCATTGAATGCTGGGAAGTTCAGCTCCGGATAGCCGCTCATCGGGCCGGCGAGATAGAGCCTCATGCCGCAACCCTGCCGACGTCGACCATTGCCCGCATCGCAGGAATCACGACGCTGAATGCATCATCGAATGCCGCCCGACGTTGAAGCGTCGCCGCATAGGCAGGCGTTACCTTCCAGTCGGCAGATGACGGGAAGGGCTTGCCGGTAAGGCGATAGGTGAAGCCATCCTTCCGCCGGGCGCCCTGCTTGACGTATCCCAGCTCAACGAGCCTCCTCACCGGCTTCTTGATCGTCTCGATGTTCGCATCGAGCTTGTTCGCGATCGCCGCCATGGAGATCCCCGGATTGTCGCGAAGACATTCGCAGATGCGGCGCGACGTGAAGCCCATCTTTCCTTCAGCCATCAAACCTCCTTGATCGTGATGTCGTACTTCTCCAGCATCTGCTTGCGCTTCTGGATGTACGTACGGTTCTTCCGCGTCGCCACGGACTTCACGTCCTCGACGACCTGCTTGCCCGTCGCGACATCGAAGTAGACGAAGTCGGCGACATACTTGGATGCCCGCTCCCACGTGCCGTCGTCGCGCTGCTTGCGATCGGTGAGAACAAACGGGATCTGCAGCTGCAAGTTGCGAATGACGCCGGCCGCCTGCAGCTGGATCAGGTGAAACCAGCGCGAGCGCTCCTTCTCGCTGTCGAATTTGATGCCGTTGTGCTCGCACCTCGTGTTGCGGTATTTCGGCGAGCGTTTCGGCTTCGCCATCGAAAGCGGCGCCGGTGCGAATGGGTCGAGCCTGTCGGCGATCTCATCGAAACTGCTGTCGACCTGCGGGTGGTTGCCCGTAGCCTCATAGATCCGTCGCTGCGCTGTGGTCATCGTCGGCCGCGCGTCATCGCGCACGCGCGCTGTGCCGACCGTCTTCGTTCCGGCCGGGACGACCAGCGGCCAGGGTGTCCGCTTCGTCATGCAGCCTCACGCTGCGCGATCTGGTCGCGCGGAATATCGTTGAGGTACGCGTACAGGTGCTCGCCGCGCTCTTCGCTCTCGCGGCTGACCGCCGCGAGCAGATGCTCCATCCACGGCCCAGGGCCGAGCGTCTTGCAGACCTTCGCCTTGAACTGCTCGAAGTACTGGAACCGCGCTACATCGATGCCCAGCCGTTTGCCCTGGTCGCGCCAGCCAGCCTCGGTTCCCCACCATCCGTCAGCGGCGCCGCCAGCCGAGCCCGCAGCGTCGGCAGCCTTCGCCTCCCAGATCCCCGTCCAGCCGCGCAGCACAGACTCGTCGATCGCGTCGACAACGCTCATGCCCCGACCGTGGATCTGCTCGAGCTTCTTCAGCGACACGCGGGCCGCCGGACGCGTCCAAGGGATTCCGCTCTTGCCGGTCGTCTTCGCCTCGCGGTGCTCGCACCATGCGTCCCATGCCTCGAACGGGAGCCAGTCCGGAAGTTCGAGGTTCAGAAGTTCGGCATGCAACGCAACTCGCGGCGCACGCCGCGCGGGTTGATGGTTCTCTGACGGTTCTTTGGTGGTTCCTGATGATTCGGGTGCAAAAGCTTTGCACCCTTTAGCGCTGTGTTTTGCACCCTTTACGTCGTCAGTTGCGCCCTTTGTGTCGTCGTTTGCACCCTTTCCATTCGGTGCAGTTTTTGCGCCCTTTGAACCCGCCGAAATGGGTGCAAGTTCTGCGCCGTTTATCCATTCTTGGCTGATCCGATACTCGCGGCAGTTGCCGCGGCCCCCCTTTGCCTGACCGACAAGAATGAGCCAGCCGGTCTGCTGCATGCGCCGGAGTTGGTACTGAACAGCCCGTGGCGACTGGCGCGTCTTCTTGGCGAGCGTCTCCACGCTGGGATAGATATGCGAGCCGTCGTCATGCGCGTGATCGGCGAGCGCAAGCGCGAGAATCATTTCGCCGCCGCCATCTGGGTAGCGCTCGAATACGGCGTTCATCACCTTGACGCTCACTCTGCGGCCCCTCCGGGGACTTGCGCGTCGAGGCCAAGCACCCACCGCAGCGCAGCAGCCACGTCGCCGGTCGCTGCCGCCAGCGCAGTCTCGACTTGCTTGCGCGAGCGCATGCGTGGAGCTGAATCGCCCTCGACGACAGCACGCTGCGCACGGGAGCGCGCATGGCCCGTCTTGCCTTCACCTGCTTCGACGAGCTCTGCCACCTTCTCGCGCTGCTCGCTGGGTTCCAGCTTGGCGAGCTTTCGGGCATGCGTGACATTGATCTGGCCGGCATCCACGGCTTTCTGCACCGCCTCGCAGCAGTCGAGAAGTGCAACCGTCGCCCGCACGGTCTGGACGTTGCAGCCGAACAGGACCGCCACGTCAGCCTCGCTGCGCATCCGCAGCTGGCGCGCCATCTTCGCGGCCGTGGAGAGCGGCGTCTCCTGCTGACGAATTGCGTTCTCGCTGGCGATAGCAGCCGACAACACCGACGCGCGATCGCCGCGCGGGATGCGTCGGACAATCCCCGGCACGGTAATGGGCGGTTCCCCGCGATCGACCAGTCGCCGATTCGCTTCTCGGGCTGCCTTCACGCGCTGCCGCCCGGTGACGACCTGTACCTCACCAGTTTCCGGGTCTTTCGTCACCTCGATCGGCTGAATCACGCCCTGAAACATGATGTTGCGAACCATGTTCTCGTCGACCGGCCAGTGGACGCGCTCGTCGAAGAGCGGGTGCGCCGGATCGGTCACGAGCACCAGCGTGCCCGGATCAAAGTCGAGCACATTGCCCTTCCCTTTCGCACCGTAGGCGTCGATGGAGTTCTTTGCCATGCGAGGCTCCTCAGTGGCCGCACGGCACAGAGCCGTCGAGAGTTTCACGAGCCCCGCACGACAGGCACATGCGCGGGAACATCGGGTGATGGCTGGCGTCGCGCACGATGCGCTTCATCTCTTCGGCCTGCGCCGGCGCCATACGCTCGTCGACAACCTGCGCCTGACGGTTCTGTTCGGTATTCATGCTGCTTGCTCCGGTTGCTGGCCGTAGCGGCGCTGCAGGTAGACCTGCCCGCGGCCCGTGACCAGCGTCTTGAAGGTGGGATGCGACTCTTTCTCGGCGTCTATCCAGACGCTCTCGACCATGCGGAAGTAACCGCGGTCGATGTAGTGCTGATACGGCCGGTTGTCGGCCATCAGGAGGTAGTCGGCGCGCAGTTGGCGGAAAAGCCGGTTCTGGCCGATGCCGAGAACGCGCGCCATATCGCCGATGCTGATTGCGTCGGTCGTGTTGCGGACCGCATGCGCGAACTCGACGGCCGGCTTCTGCTGCTCGATCTGCCGGCGCTGCGCGTCAATCTGCTCTTGCTGATCCGCGGCCAGGCGTAGAGCATCCGCGAACGTCTGCGGCACGGCCGGCGACGCGTTCGCTACATACTGCTCGAGTTCCTGCCAGCGATCGACCAGGCGCGCGGTGAATTCCGGCGACAACTGCGCGACGATTACGTAGCTGTCGCGCTTGCCGACCTGATACTCCCTGATCGTCTTGGGCCCGAGGCCAGGGTTGGACACTTCCACCAACGGCGGAAGTGTCACGACACCCCGGTCGGCCAGTCGCTCGATGGTGCGCATTACGCTGTCGTGGCGGGATTCCACGAGATCCGCAATCTCCCGGCTCGACATCGTCTGCACCGCGGCTTGCAGGATCGCGCCCATTTACTGGTCCTCCGCCATGCCTTCGATACGGCTGACGAGGCCGAGCAGCACCTGGAAGTGCTTCCACGTGCGCTCTTGGATGCGAACCACTTCGTGCCGCTCGACGCGGTTGTCCTCGAACGTGCGGATGATCTCCTTGCCGATCTCGCCGTTCGTCTCCCATGTTTTCGCCATCAGCTCGACGATCTCGCCGTCCGAGCAGTTCTCCGGCGACGGGATCTTGACCAGCGCATAACCGCGCTCGCGCGCCCACGTTTCGAGAATCCGGTCGTCGTCCGTCTTCTCCGTCATGTCAACGGCGTTCTTGAGCGTCAGGTGGTGCGTCTCGTTATTCGTGTTGACCTTGTTGCGCAGAACCTGAGCCGACATCCCGAGACGCGGTGCGAGCGATTCGCAGCCGCCGGGGTAGTCGAGCGCAACCGAATGTGCCGCATCTAGGATGTTCACTAATAGCTCCAATAAAACGTGTTAATTCGTGATGAGGACTACTAAAGTGCAGTCAAAGATGTTCAGGGAGAGAAAAATGAAACGACCGTGCAACCCGGCGGGTGCTGCTCGCGCCATCGCGGCGCCCGCCGTCACTTCTCTGCTGCTGCTTGCGGCGTTGCAGCCGCTTTCAGTGCCTCAAACTGCTGCGTCAGGTTCTGGCGAGCCTGCTGCAGTTCGTCCGGAAACCGAGACCCGCGAACCGCTATCGCACACAGGGTCTCGCGAATCTGCTTCTGCTCAGCCGCGGTGAGCGCCATGTCACGCAGCCTCTGCCGTCTGCACGTAATGCTTGATGAAGCCCTTCATCGGCGTCGGCCGGGCAGGCTGGTCATAGAACGTGCGCGTCGAGAGCGTCTCGTCAGCGCCAGGCGTTCCCAGATCAACGTGAAATGCCTTGGGGTTTTCGGCAGCGATCTGAGCGATCACCTGATCGAGGTTGCCGTCAACGACTGCTCGCTGGAGCATTTTTTGATGGTGCGGAAGGTGCATCTGCACTCCTTTTTCAGTGAAATGGTGGGGTCTCTCGCCCGTGGCAGAATCAGGTTTCCACGCCGCGAATCAACCTTCGAACTGAAACCCCATGAAACCGCTTTGGCGCGACCGATACGTACAGGACAACTACGGCCAACCGATTTGCACTCAGCACGCCCTACTCGCACCGCTTCGCGATGCGCTCAGCTCGCTTCGGCGAGTCGAGCATTGGGCTATCAAAGCCTTATTCACGACCGCTCTTTCGATCGTTGCCGCATTCTTCACAGCCCGAGCCACCAAGCAGGAAGATCCGACCCAAGTCCGCGACATAAAGGAACTTCACGCCCGCGTGTCGCTCCTCGAGTCGCGCTTGAAGCTCCTCGAAGTCGAAGCGAGCAAGCCAGTCGGGATCAACGCCAATCACGACCGTGTCGCCGGTGCGCAAAACCAAGCCACGCTGAACGGTCAAGCGAACCAGCAGCCGGCGTCGAAACCATGACAGGAAGCGCTTCATGTCAGACGCTCTCCCTCTGTTGGGATGCCTGAATCCGAGTGGCGTGCAAAGCCATGATCCGGCTTGCGATTGCGTAGGAAACTCGCGCCCCGCGCGACCCGGTGAGTAACGAGGACACCAAAGACTGCGAGCACGGAATCAGCCCAGCAAGCTGAGACTGGGTGAGGCCTGAGGCCAGAAGGTCGGAGACGGCTTTCTGAATGTCCATGCCCGATTATCACGTTTGTGTTTGCAATGGTCAACACAAATCGAATGGCCTGTTCTATTACGATTGTGATATGTACACGTTAGCTGACCGACTCAAGTGGGCGCGCGCCGAGGCCGGACTATCCCAGGAGGCTCTTGGGGATAAGGCCGGAGTATCCCAATCGACGATTGGAAACCTTGAGGCTGGAACTCGCCATAGCGCCCGCCGGCTGCCGCAAATCGCTGCTGCGCTAGGGGTAAGTGCTTTATGGCTTGCGGAGGGGAAAGGCGCGCCGGTGGCAAATTCCGGAGCGACTGAAAGCTATGATGCCGCCCTTGGCGCGGCAAGCAACGCCGCCCGCGAGCTAATTGATGCCATCCTCAAGGCCGACAAGTCGGGGGAGCCCGAGCAGACATTCAAGTTCATGCTGCGCATGCTTCCAGATGAGAATGAACCTCTGGGGCGACTGAACCCGTAGCGCTCTCCGCGCGGGGAATCTGATGCTCACCCACCAGCGGCTCGAGCGCCCAGTCATCGGCGATCAGGTTCCGAGTTGCGATATAGCGCCGGCAGTCCTCGCCCAGCGTGAACGCGGGGCCGTCAAGCAGGCACACAACCCATTCGGTCTTGCTATAAGCGCGACGAACGAACACGAGTCGCCCCTCCAGCAAGCGATTCCATGCCTTCCTGATCCGCGCCAAGTCTCCCGGCTTGCACCGCAGCTTTGTTGTTCCCGCTTCGCCCATCACCGTCGCCCTCGTCTCTCTTGGCCTCAAATACTGTATGTATATACAGTACCAGAGCAAGCGGCGTCCCGCTACCGATTAAGCAAGCGCTGACAAATTTGCTCGATCAGGACGCCGTTTGTCTCAAAGAGCGGATAGAGGGATGGGTGAGGCAGCGTCGGCGTGCTGTTGCCCCGCCCGCGCGGGGCTTTTCCCATCTGCAGCTCGGACGCGACGTGGACCTTGAATGATCGAGGGTATCCACCTAACCTTGCTTTTGTCTCCTCCATGTATCCGAGCATGGGATTGGCCCGCGCAGGTGGCGGGCCTTTATTTTTTCTGCCTCTGCGCAAACCCTTCCCGCCACAACGTAGCACCGACCGAGGTCAGCAGCGCGACGTCGTCGGAGTCTAGCTGATCCCACTTCCCTGCCAGCCATCCGGCGAACCCGGCGCACGCTTCGTCTAGCGGAGCGTCCGCGCGCCCCTCTACGTTCAACCGCTCAAAGATCGTGATCACGTCTGATGGGGTCATGGCTGCTCCTAGTCATGAGCATTCAGTCTAGGTGATCGGTTGCCTGTTACAAATTTCCCGGCCGCAAAATCACATATGTGTTGACTTCAATAAATCACGTATGTGATTATTCGCCTTGACGCAGCACCACCCGCTGCGCCGCCGCCCAGGCGGAAGGCGATGCGTACCCATGAGGGCTGTGACCACCAACTAGGAGAATGAAGTGAGCGACGCCCAAGCAACCACCGAGCACCGAGTCAAGACGATCATCCGCGAGCAGCTCTGCATTAGCGATCCCGCGGTCGACAACGGCGCTTCGCTCCAGACCGACCTGGGCGCCGACTCCCTCGACATCGTCGAGATGACCATGACGCTCGAAGACGAATTCGGCTTCGAGATCCCTGACAGCAAAATGCTCCAGCTCACCACGGTTCAGTCGGTCATCGACTATTGCGCCGCCAATGCTGGAAAGGTGCCGGCATGAGCGAGCTCATCTGTGCAGCATTTGCCCTGTCGGTGACGGCGATCGCCGTTCACGTTCATTCGATTCGCCAGGCTTATCGCGATCACTGGAGGCGCTGAAATGATGGAGCAACATCGGATTGCGCAGTATGGGCGTGGCTGGATCGACGCGATGCGCGGCCGACCGCCGCGGTCGCATGGCCTCTCCTACTCCCTTGGCTATCTCGACGCGAAACGGTGACCTCATGGCGCTCGTGAAAATCTGGATCGGCGCGGCAATCGCCATAGCAATCTTCCTCGCATATGGATCGGTGGTGTCGGAGCACGAGGAAAAAGTCGCGCGCTGCAAGGTGCGTCACTGCGTTTAATCCCGAAAGTTCTCACCTTTCATATTCCGATCCGTAGGATCAGGACTCCTTAAAGGATTGTTCATGGCCCGCTGCCACGTCCGATGCCGCCACTGCAATACGCGCCGCTGCCTCAGGCGTCCGATTGATCAGTATTACCGCGTCCCAGCCTGCGCAGTATGCGGACGCCGCACCTGGCGCGCAGATCGCTGGATGAACCGACGCGATACGACGAAGTGCCGTTGCGACTGCTCTGGATACTGGTTTCCGCATCGGCGCGGCTCACTGTTTTGTTGGCACAGGGCGGACGGCACCAGTCGCCACCCCGGTGATGCGGATTTCGCGGACAGGAACTACGACGGCCTCGCGGCCTAACCACTCCTTCAGGCGTCGCGCAAGCATTTCGGCCCTCGGATAGCGCGACGAGCTTTAGTGGGCGGCCTGTATGGCGCCCGCTCTTTTTACCTCTCAAGAACACGACATGAAGCGCGACCTGATTACCCTCCCGCTCGATCTCGGCAGCGAACTGATCGTCGACAACTTCGCCGGCGGCGGCGGCGCCAGCACCGGTCTTGAACGCGCGTTCGGCAGGCCGGTCGACATCGCGATCAACCACGATCCCGAAGCGCTTGCGATGCACGCCGCGAACCATCCGCACACCGCGCACTATTGCGAAAGCGTGTTCGACGTCGATCCGGCGGCGATCACCGGAAACCAGCCGGTCGGCCTCGTCTGGTTGTCGCCTGACTGCAAGCACTTCAGCAAGGCGAAGGGCGGCAAGCCCGTGTCGAAGAAGATCCGCGGGCTCGCGTGGATCGCGTTGCGCTGGGCCGCGACGGTGAAGCCGCGCGTGATCATGCTCGAGAACGTCGAAGAATTCGTGACGTGGGGGCCGCTCGGCGCTGACGGCCGGCCATGCCAGAAGAATCGCGGCCGCACGTTCCGTTCGTTCGTGAACGCGCTGGCGCGCCACGGCTACCGCGTCGAACACCGCGAGCTGCGCGCGTGCGACTTCGGCGCGCCGACCATCCGGAAGCGCCTGTTCCTCGTCGCGCGCCGCGATGGGCTGCCGATCGTATGGCCGACGCCAACGCACGGTGACCCGAAAAGTGCCGCCGTTCGCGCCGGCGCGTTGCAGCCGTGGCGTACAGCAGGAACGGACGTCATCGACTGGTCGATCCCCTGCCCGTCGATCTTCGAGCGCGAGCGGCCGCTGAAGGATGCGACGCTGCGCCGTATCGCGCGCGGCATCATGAAGTTCGTCGTGAACAGCGCTGACCCTTTCGTGATTCACCTGACGCACCACGGCGCAGACCGCGCGGCCAGCATCAACGCACCGCTCGCCACCGTCACCGGCGCGAACCGCGGCGAACAGGCTCTCGTCGCCGCGCACATCACGAAGTTCCGCGCGAACAGCACCGGGAGCGCCGCAGACACGCCGCTGCATACCGTAACCGCCGGCGGCGACTGCGCGCGCCCGGCTGGCGCTGCGCATGCCATGGGCGTCGTCGCGGCGACGTTGATCCAGACGAGCTACGGCGAGCGGCCCGGCCAAGCGCCCCGCGTTCCTGGCCTCAACAAGCCGCTCGGCACCGTCGTCGCGCAGGGCGTGAAGCATGCCGCGGTGACCGCGTTTCTCGCGAAGCACTACGGCGGCCACGAATCGCCGGGCGCGTCGCTCAATGCGGCGATCAGCACGATCACGACGCAGGACCACCATCACCTGGTGACGTCGAACCTCGTGAAGCTCCGCGGCACGAGCCGCGACGGCCAGCGCACCGACGAGCCGCTGCACACGATCAGCGCCGGCGGCACGCACCACGCCGAGGTGCGAGCGTTCCTGATCAAGTACTACGGCGAGGGCGGTCAGTGGCAGGGCGCGCGCGAGCCGTTGCACACGATCCCGACGCGCGACCGCATGGGCCTGGTGACGATCCATGGCGAGGACTACGCCATCTTCGACATCGGTATGCGCATGCTCACGCCGCGCGAGCTCGCGCGCGCGCAGGGCTTCCCGGACAGCTATGTGCTCGACCCGATCGTCAACGGCAAGCCGCTGTCGAAGTCGGCGCAGGTTCGCATGATCGGCAACAGCGTTTGCCCCGACGTCGCCACCGCACTGATCCGCGCGAACTTCTCCCACGAACAGCAGCTCGCGCACGTCGCGGCGTAACCGAGGACCACACCATGACCACCGAAAATAGCCGCGCTGATGCGCTGACAGAAGCCGTGACGCGCACGATCGAGACGATCAAGCGTCAACTCGACCTGATCGCCGATCGTGCACCGGGGAATTACCTCGACAAACGCCCCGTCGTGCAGTCGCTCGGCGCGCATGTGCGCCGCCTTGAGAAAGCACTCGCTGAGGCCGAATCGTTGCAGCCCGCAGCAGCGCCGCTCGACAAGCCGAGCGTCAACGACACCATCACGTTCAGCGGTGACTCGCTCACGCTGTCGGGCGCGCAGTTGCTCGAAGCACTCGACTTCATTGCGCCGGATCGCGATGCCGATCAGCTCGAAAGCGAAGTGACGATTCAGTACGGCGAAGGCCACACCGGCAATGGGATGTATTGCTGGTGCACCGAATATCCGGAAGAAGGCGCGATCTTCATCGACGGATCGACGGCTGTTCCGGCCGCACCCGCACCCGCACCCTCGCCTGCGGACGAGCGGGCGGCGTTCGAGAAACTTGCCGCGAAAATCCACTATCCAGGCTGCTGGGATACGGCGGCATACCCGACGCTCGCAGAGGCTTTGGTCGAATGCGCGGCATGGTATGGCATGCGTTGCGGGGAATGCGATGATGGCTCCCTCGCCCGCGCCACCTCAGCCAACGAGACGGGGGCGCCGATCGGCTGGGCATGGATTTCGCCGACAGGACACGTATCGCGCTTCACGGCCTACTTCGACGGCAAGCACGACCAGTTGGTGCAAGGCTGGAAGGTGCGCCCGGTAGCGTTCTGCGATTCGGTCGCAAACGAAACGGGGACGGAAGGGGTTGACACACTAGCGCACGAAGTATGGTCGGCGGCGCAGCGTGCGCCCGGCGAAGGCATCGAGGACGGCGTGCAACGCATTGCCGCGATCCTGTCTCGCGCACCCGCGCAGGCAGACGCTCGGGTCGGGCTGACTGACGAGCAGCGCAAGAACGCAAATACCGCTCTCAATTACCTGAACGGCTGCGGCGGGTTTGAGCCCGAGGTCAAGTTGCTGCGCGCCCTTCTCCAAGGAGCCAACCATGCGTGAACCTTCGTTCTTCCAGCGCTGGAGCGCCGCCATCCTCGGCCTTGGCCGCGAACCCGAGACCATGACCGATGAGCAGTGGCTCAAGCGCTGCGCCGCACGCTTCGTCGAGCGCGCCCATGTCACAGAAGCCATCGCGCGGTCATTCGCGGAATCGTGCTTCGAAAACATTGCAGACTTCGGTTTCGAAAACGATCCGGAAGGCGCGGCCGACTGCGAAATGTCGTATTGGGGAGATTGACCATGCCGAATGACAACGTGCTGACGGACCTGCAAATTATGGAGGCGCTCGAAGCTGCTGGCGTGAAGTGGCAAGAGCAAAGATCGCTGGCAAACGACCGCGAGATTCTGACCTACGGCAGCACGCCTGCCGCACATATCATCGCAGGTATCCGCGCCCTTCTCGCCGCCCATCCGGGCCAGCCGGAGCCGCGCGCATCGGCTGGCGTCATCGCAGCCGCGCTCGCCGTCATCGAGGCGGACCGCGCGCAGACGCTGACAAACGAACACGTTGACGCGCTCGACATCGCCATCAAGATCCAGCGAGGCATGTTCAAACTGCCGGAGCCGCGCGCCGAGGTGACGGACGACGACAAGCGCGACGCAGATCGGTATCGCCTGCTCAAGTCCATTCCGTTCGGTCCCGGCGTGCCAGCGGACTATCGCGGCATCTATTTCTCATTCGCGGTATCGGACGGCAAGCCCGGCTTTATCCGTAGCTGTCGCGGCGAAGATATGGACGCAGCCATCGACGCCGCCCGCGCAGGAGGCAAGCAATGAGCAAATACGAAAAACTCGACGCGCTGATCGTTGGCGCGATCGACGAATCGCCGAAGAAGTTTGCCTTCATTGACGCAGGAGCAGTACGGGGCGAGAGCGAACGGATCGCCAAGGAGGAAGGAAGCACTCGATCACGCCGAGGGGTCGTCCCGTGGCGCATCGTTGAACGCCGTCTGCAAGCGCTGCGCAAGGACGGGAAGATCCGATCGACGTCGAAGGGATGGATTCGCGTAGGAGGCGCATCATGACGCGCGCCGCCCATAGCCCCGAAGCTCACCAGGTTCTCGCCGCAATGACCCATGGCGAGGTCTACTCGCCGTCTGACCTTGCCAAGCGCTTCGGCACGGTGGCCGCCGCACTGCGGCCCGTGCTCGAGCAGATGGCCGACGACGGCACGGTCGCGCGCGTGCGCTCGCTACGAGTGCGCGATTGCAACTATCGCATCGCCGGTGAAGCACCCGCAGGCTCGCAGCCGGAAAAGTACATCGGTGTCCCCGCCGGCCGCCGCACATACGACGTCATGTCCGGCACCCTCAACGGCTACGACGACGAGATCCGACGCCGCGCCGACCTTTGCATGATGGTGCGGCGATGAAGCAGATCGTCACCGCTGCAATGCTGCTGGCCGGAGAAACTACGTTCGAGGCCGCCGAGCGCATCGAGCGCGTTCGGGCCCGGCGGCGCAACTACCACGCGCCCGTCGACAAGCTCGCCGAGCGCGAACGCCTGACAAAGTACTGGCGCGCTTGCATGCCCGACTGGCAGCCCGAACTGTGCCGTATCGCCCCGGCGTTCGCGTTCGTGCACGTCCAGTCCTTTCGCCCTGGCATGAATTTCGGCCATCTGAGCCTGCTGCCCGGCCACGTTCCGCCGCACGTCGCGTACCGCCAGCGGCTCCGCGCGGTCTTGCCGCGTCGCGCTGCTGCGCCGGCTCAGCTCGCCTTGTTCGAGGTATCAGCATGAAAGAGCGCCCGATCCTATTCAGCGGCCCGATGGTGCGCGCCATCCTCGAAGGCCGGAAAACGCAGACGCGCCGCATCATCAAACTGCCGCACAACAACCGGCTTGGTGCGTGGGAACCGACGACGGCCGGCGGCGGCTCTGCGAAGTATGCCGACGGGACGCCCGCGCCGGAACTGGCCGCGATCTGGCACACGCGTACCGGCGACTGCTACGTCTGCCCGCATGGCGACGCCGGCGACCGCCTGTGGGTGCGCGAGACGCACGAGGTGCGCCGCATCGGCACCGAGACGTTCGAAGGTGCGCGCCCGACGCGGCGCTACGCCGGCATCGCCTACCAGGCCGACGATGGCCGCGCTGAAGTCGACATCGACCTCGACACGTTCCAGGCGCTCGACGCCAAAGAATCGCGTGGCTGGACACCGTCCATCCACATGCCGCGCTGGGCGTCGCGCATTACGCTCGAGATCACCGGCGTACGCGCCGAGCGATTGCAGTCCATCAGCGAGTCCGACGCCCGCGCCGAAGGCGTGACGATCGAAGAACGGCACAAGGTCGGGTACTGCCTCGGTGGCGGCCACGGCGCCGACCGGCCGCCGAGCATCCGCGCGTTCCGCGAGTTGTGGGACGGCTTGAACGCCGATGCCGGCCACGGCTGGGATGCAAACCCGTGGGTATGGGTTGTCGAGTTCAGGAAGGTCGAATCATGAGCCTCTACCTCACTACGCTGGAACTCGCAGAGCTGGTCGGCTGCAAACCGCGTAGCCACGCCTGCATGAAGCGCTGGCTCGAGCGGAATCACTGGCCGTTCGCCGTCAACATTGCCGGCGTGCCGCTCGTCGCGCGCGAGTACTACGACGCACGCATGACCGGCATGGCCCCGCCGGCCGCGCACCCGCGCCAACACCGCGCGGCCGCAGAACAAGAACCGAATTTCGACGCACTCGCAGCATGATCGGACGACGCAAGCGACCGGACGGATTGCCGTTCCGGCTCTACGCCCACTACGGGAAGCACAAGGTCAGCTTTGGTTACAAGTTGCCCAATGGCCGCTGGGCGTTCCGCCTGTCGGCGCCGGCCCATAACAAGGAAGCGCTCGCCGAGATCCGCAAGCAGGCGATCGAGCGCGCGGAGGCGCTCAACGGCAACGCGATCGAACCCGGCACGGTCGAGGCGCTCGTCGCGCGGTACTTCGAATGGCAGGATGCCTTGCCGCGCTCCGACGAGCGCCGCAAGGTACAGTCCACTCTGGACGAGAACCGCGTCGAGTCAAAACGCCTGGTCAAAGTCTTCGGGAAGATGGCGCCGGCCGCGATCAAGCCGAAGCACGTCTACGGCTACCTCGACAAACGTGCGCAGCTCGGCGCGCCGGCGAAGGCGAACAAGGAAATCGCCCTCCTATCCGCGGTCCTCGAATACGGCCGGCGCCGCGGCGAGCTCGAAACGAACCCGTGTCGCGGCATCGAATACAACCCGACGCGGCCGCGCCAGCGGTACGTGCGTCAGGACGAGATCGATCTGGCCGTGGAAGTCGCGCGGTCGCGCAGGAGCGTCGGTGACCAGCACCCGAGTTCTGCGTACCTCATCCTCGCGCTATGCGTGAAGGCCGCCTACCTGACCGTGAGCCGACCAACCGAGATGCGCGAGCTGCACCGCCAAAGTATCCGGCCCGAAGGCGTCGAGGTGCCGATCGGCAAACGCAAGGCCGGCGAGCAGCAGCGCGTGAAGCTCGTGCTGTGGTCGCCCGAGCTGAAGGCCGTGATTGACGAAGCACTCGCCCTGCAGCGTACGTCGAGCGTGCACGTGTTCGGCAACACCGCCGGCCAGGTGTACACGCGCAGCGGGTGGAACACGAACTGGTCGCGGTTGATGGGGTACTGCGAGAAGGAAGCGCAGGTGCGCAGCGTGCCGTTCGAACGGTTCGCGTTGCGCGACATGCGGCCGGCGGCCGTGACGGATCGACAGGAGGAGGGCGATGATCGAATCGTCGATGCAACTGGCCATGCCGACGAACGGATGGTGCGGAAAACGTACGATCGTCGCCGGCAGAGAAAAGTGCGCGCGACGCGCTGAGGCCAGTGAGCGTGCTTACCTCACATGAAACAGCCGCTCGCACCTTTACGCCTGAAGGAAATATATTAGCCGATCGATAGAAACGCCATTGCGTTTTTAATTGTGGTGTGGTCCATCTTGTTGCTACCGACATTCAAAGAATTTTCGTCGCCAAATAAGACAAGCCCTGCCGGGCGAAGATCGAGCTTAGTAACTGCGGCCTCATCGTTCGAGATCTGCTTTACGTGGCACATAATCGTGTCACCAAATAGCACTTCAGTGAAATTTGAGCCCGTCACAATGCGTACTTGAGGACTATTCGAAACGTTGTCTTTAACGATCTGAAAAAAAGCCTGTTGATCGTTCATGACATGCCCGGCGGACATCCATACCCGTGGGCTTGCACCGCGCCCAATCAACAGGGGCGCAAGCCCCTGCTTGATTGCAATCGGTACCTTCACGTTTACCAGCATGTTCGAGCAAAAATTGAGCGTGCTGTAAGGCTCAAATCCGACCGGCATCTCCGAAATGATCTGGCTCATTGCTGCTCTCAGAAGTGCCGAGTAATCGGCGTGTTTTTGAAGTGTGCCCGAATAGCCTTCATCGTGTGCGTGTAGTCTCCCGGTATAAACCGCGCGCCAAACCACCCGATTGCGGCGACGACGAGTGTCGCTATCGCTGTCCACAGCGCGGTAGAATCTAAAGTCGCAGTCTTGCCATTGACCAAATTTGAGATCGCCTGCCCTAAGACCGTTAGACCCGCGCCGGCCCCTGTCAATAGAAGATTGACAAAAATCGTGATAGCAACAGGCTGGCCGCCCTTAATCCGTTCAAACTCAACTTCAGTTAGGCAGTACGGCTCCTGCTGAAGGAAAATCTTGGGCGTGACCGCCACGGCTGCGGGGGGCACCTGATGTGGCTGCGCGCCTGGTGCTATTCCCTGAACTGGCTGAGTCGGATTGTTCAAAGCCACTCCCCTTGTCTTGCGCGCCGGCAGCGCTCAGACGCAAAAAGGCCCGCGCAACGCACGGGCCTTTCTTATTTATCTTCCAAATTCTGGAACCGCATCTTCCAAAATTTGTAACACCTCAGCTTCATTCTGCTGTAAGTGCTTGAATTTGTTGGGGTGGCTGATGGGACTCGAACCCACGACAACAGGAATCACAATCCTGGACTCTACCAACTGAGCTACAGCCACCACTGATACTGCTTTGCGTCTTCGCTGTTTCGTTTCGTGTTCAGCAGCGAAGAACAAGATTATACGAACACTTTTCCGTCTTGCAAAGCATTTTTTTCAAAATTTTCGATAGCGTCGTTCAGATGCGTGCGCGCCTCGTCGAACACGCTCAGATCGCCGCGCGCGAGCTTCTTGTTGTCCGACAGCACGCGCCGCCAGCCACGTGCGCCCGCGACACCGCGATACAGCCCGAGCGCGTGCCGCACGATCGCGCCGAGATAGGTGCCGCGCTTCAACTCCGCCGCGCAATATTCGATCAGCTTCGCCTCGGCCTCTTCGCGCGTCGGCGCCGGCGCAGTCGATCCGTAGAAGCGCCCATCGACGCCCGCCAGCACGTACGGGTTGTGATACGCCTCGCGGCCGAGCATCACGCCGTCAACGTGCTCGAGATGCTCCGCCACCTCGTCGAGCGTCTTGATCCCGCCGTTGATCACGATCTCCAGCGCCGGGAAATCGCGCTTCAGCCGATACGCATAGTCGTACTTGAGCGGCGGGATCTCGCGGTTCTCCTTCGGCGACAGCCCTTTCAGGATCGCATTGCGGGCATGCACGATGAACGTGTCGCAGCCTGCCTGCGCAACCGTGCCGACGAAGTCGCGCACGAACGCGTAGTCCTCCACCGCGTCGACCCCGATCCGGTGCTTGACCGTCACGGGCACCGACACCGCGTCGCGCATCGCTTTCACGCAGTCGGCGACGAGTTGCGGCTCGTTCATCAGGCACGCACCGAATGCGCCGCGCTGCACGCGCTCGGACGGGCACCCGCAATTCAGGTTGATCTCGTCGTAGCCCCACTGCTCGCCGAGCTTCGCGGCGCGGGCGAGATCGTCCGGTTCGCTGCCGCCGAGTTGCAGCGCGACCGGCGATTCGTTCGGCGTGAACGCGAGATGCCGCTGCGCGTCGCCGAACAGCAGCGCGCCCGTCGTGATCATTTCCGTATACAGCCACGTGTCGCGCGTCAGCGTGCGATGGAACGAGCGGCAATGACGATCGGTCCAGTCAAGCAT